TCCCTTATTTTTTTTTTAGGAGGTAATAATAATGTATCTAGATTACTTGGTCGGCGATCATGATGCTGCACTTGATGTTGCTAAAAAGAATCCTGAATATGCTTTTGTAGAATTATATGATTCTCGCATAGGAGATAACACTATTTTTGGTGTCACATTCAAAAAGAATAGAGAAGAGCCTGTTGGTGTGATAATCTCATTTGATTGCTGGCAATGTTCCAACGAATCTTTTAACATGGAATGTCTATATAAAGGTATTGCAGATTACATGGAAAGAAATAAAGATGTATACAAAGGAATAATTCTCATAGGACCGGACGAGAATGAAGTTAAACAAGCTGTTTCGAAAATTAACAACATGTTGGAAAAGATGGGTTAATAGATTAGAATTTTTTGAATTCGATGGAGTATTTGGTCCATACAAAAGAAAAGACGGAAAAATGTATGTTGTTGAACGTTACAGAAATAAACGCGGAAAAACTATAAAAATCTCTGTTCCTTACTATGAATGGTTGATCGATCAAAAATCAAAGAAGGAGACGGAATAGATCCGTCTCCTTTATTTTTTTTTTTCATTTATAAAGATTCATTTCCTCCATTGTTATTTGTGGTAACATTCCCACCAACACGTTTTCTAGCAGCGTTTTCAATATATTTAATGAATAAGTATCTAACCCTTTCACGAATTGCCACAACCAATCTATCTTCACCATAAAATTTTGACATATAGTCTCTATAGAATATTGGCATTTCTGAAATAAGTCTTGTAGTGACGGTATCTATACCTTTTTGAGCAAATTCAGAAGTAAGTGTTAATTCCTCTTCAGTTTTAATCTCCGTACCAAGAGTTTCGGTTATATATTTCGTAGTATTAATAGTAAGATTCTGTNTCAACCAGTTTTCAAACCCTCTTATAATTCGCACATCAAAATTAAATCCANTACTTTTTTTCTTAAAGATATTTATAAATTTATTAAATAANAGTATGATAATAAACATAAATACCACAACTGTGTAGTACACCGTTTCATAATTAATTTCGAAAAACATAAAAATCCTCCTTAATTTGGACTAATTAATTAGTGGTTTTTTTAATAATAAAATAAATGCATAGTGACATCTAGCCACTATGCACTTATAATTATCCAAATAAATCATCAACAGTTATCTCGTACATATGGACCTTTTTAACGTGGAACGCTTTGAGCCGTTTATTCATAAGGGTAGCACCTATCTTCGTTGCTGCGAGTCCTATCATTTTAATATTCATTTTATAAGGATGTAATCCTAAACATTTACTACAAATTTTCGGAGGCTCATACTTACAATACATCGGACTTCTAAGTTTTACCCTTTTTCCAAGATATTTATCAATGTTATCGGGNAAAAGAGTTATAAGCTTTCCATTATCNCCAATAATATTCATATACAAGAATTCATTTTTAAAATATGGATCNAGTAATATATCAAGATAATCTTTAGTTCCACAATCTGTACCATCTTCAGCAGCCTCAACGTCTTGAAGAGTTGCGATGAACTTCTTAACCGCATAACCGCCTTCGGCAACACCCAATGCCCGAGAATAAACACCAAATACTGAGCTACCCGCAAAAGAAGGATATTCCTCTTTGCTAATACCTTCATTATAATTAGATTTAAGTATTTTCCAACTATCGGTAAGAGTGTCTAGTATTGGACCCTTCATAAGGGTCATAGTTTTCATAGAGTTATCATAATCCATCTTTGCCCCACTAGCAAAGTTATCCCATTCAGGGAATTGAGAAAAGTATTTTTTACCATAGTTTATAAGCTCCTCTTCAATCTTTGCTCCTATATTTACATCCCCNGCTTCAATTTCTTTCTCATATTTCTTGAATAGATCCTCACGAAGTTTTTTCAATTCAGGAGGAAGGATAAAAAGATTGGTGGTAAGTGAAGGATTTATAAACTCTGCCAAATCCCCTCCACCTAACCATTCAAGCATATCTATCAGGAAAAAGAATTCATCCTGGGTTATTCTGTCATCAAATCTAGCCTGGGACACCAACCCATACAGCTTTTTAAGATTCCCANTTGTTATAGGTACATTTATATAACCCGTTACATCTTTGAAATATTTATCTGTGACAAGTTTGTTAAAAAAGTATAACCCTAACGTTGTAAATCCGGGAAGATTATTGGAGCAGGTATTCTCTGGCAAGAAAAAATAATCGGTAACTTTAAACCTGGGTTCAGGTTGTTTTAAAGTTCTAACAAAAAGAGATTTAAGTTTACTCATTGTAATATCCTCAAATTTGAGGGAAAGAATCTCTTCAACCTCTTCTTTATTTAATAATCTCATTTTATTCACCCCATAGCCGGTATGATTTATATAAGGTTTTCAAAATAAAAAATCCGGATGGTATATACCATCCGGAATTATTTAAATATTAGATAATTGTTTTGTTTCAAGATCAATTGTTTCTTTAATTCTATTAGCTATTATATTCACCTGAATATTGTTAGCATTTGTATATAAAGAGTATTATAAGGAAAATTAGAGCAAGGTTTTTTATTGACTAATTAATCTATCATCCAATTTATCTCATCTATTAAATACTATAGATTTTGTAGACAAGAGTATAGCTTGATTCTGTATCTCTAAGGAAAAGGTTTGGCATATTAACTTTAGTAACAGTTCTCACACCAGCGAAATCAGAACCACTTAAGAATCCTGCAACCAATCCAATAGAGTTGAATCTACAATTGTCAATCGATCCAAATTGGTCCATGAAATATTCACGAAAATCATCTTTACCAATTTTAAGGACAGCTTCACCAAATACCAGAAGACCAAGAGTGGTCTCGGTTTGGTCAATATTTGAAGGAATTTCAGTACCATCAGTAAACAAGTGACGAATTACTACATCAGTATCAAACCGTTTAGCATAGTAGTAATATTTATTTCCTACCTGCTTTTTAAGGGCATATTTTGCTTGCTCCAAAGGCGATAAATCATTGTCCGTATCAACAACCCGGAACGGGATGATGCTATTTACAGTTTTATCTTTGAATTTTACAGCACGTACAAGGTCAGAAGATTCTGCACCACCGACACCTGCGATAAATCCAAATACAAATTCATCTTTGAGGTTATTTTGTGTAGGGGAAACTCCTGCATTTATATTCAAGTCAGTGGATAAAGTAGACATTCCGAAAGAGGATCTTCTATTGAATAATTTTTCAAGAACGTATGTGGAACCAAGAATAATAACGTCATTATATCTAAATATCACTTTACCAGTTTTATCATTAATAACCTCTATGCGACCAATAAGTCTGTTAGGTTCTTTGTTAAACCCAGGGATAATAAGTTTACCATCTTCGGTGTAAAGCTCGTCTCTAATCCCAAGAGAGTCGCTTTTGTGTAATTGCATGGTATATCAGTTCCTTTCTTGTTTATTCTGGAATTATTATTATTTCATCTCTTAATCTAATGTCGCTTCTGGTTGTCGTTGAATAATGAATACCGACTGTGTCAACTAACGGAATGTTATTTATGGGATAAATAGCTCCATCAAATTTTACAGTATCCATGATTTTAATAAAGTTATTTTTATCGTCAATAGAATATGTGATTGTGAGAGATAAAATGTTGATAGTGAACGCTTTAAAGGTATTTATCACTTTTAACATATACCTCTTCAATGAATTTTCTCCTGATAATGTAGGAACCTTTAGGAAAAGGAAGGTAAATCTCTCAGTTCTGAAATAATCTTCTAAACTATTGAGAATCTTGAATGCAACCGAATCAACATCATCAACGGGGAGGTTATTAATATAATCGGCTATTGTCTGGTTAGAATCGGCAAGGTAATCCAAAAATGTTTCAGCTATTTCCCCATTTTGTTTCCTATAGATATCTGACAGTAATTTTGATTTTGTGAGATAATCGATAAGTTCTTTTACAGTCAGATATTCATTTAAGTCCTTGGTCTTTTGGCGAAGATCAAGAAGTTTCGAATAAATTTCTTTATTATCGAAATAGAGAGATACTAAAGATGCTGGATTCTGGAGGTCAGTGATAGGACGCTTTATCATGTAATCATTAGGATTTCCTTTATAGTTATATTTATCCATGATATCCTGAATATCCTGCAATGTTCTATCAAAATTGAATTTATGGAGATAGGCAAGATTAGCAGGATCAACTACTATATCACCCATCAATCCTGTTTTCTTGCTAATTAATGCTGATAACATTGTGAGAGCATAAAACACATCTATAGTAAATCCGAAAATGGGTTCAATAAACGTGAGATTCTTTATATAATCTTTCATTGCCAACGTAGTTGAGAATACATATGACATCTCAGTAACAATATCGGCAAGGAAATATGCTGTGCCAATTGTTACATAGTCAGTGTCTATATAGTTAAAGTTTTCTCTAAGAAGTTTATTTTTTATTTCTTCATCGGATTCATAACCACCCCAATAAATATCAGACAGGACCACGTCAGTATAAGCAAGCTTGTTTTCAGGCTTTCTAATCTCAGCGTCAATATTATCTGTAGTTACATCTACAGCTGAGAAACTTATATCATACATAGCATTATAATCAGGGGTAACTCCATCCTCTTGATATTGGAAAATATAGTTACCACCTTGGTCTTTTTTATGCTCTTTGACGAGGTAATATTTCTTAACTGTGACGTTATCGAACCCGAATATTTTGAATATTTTGAATATAACCTCGTCAGTACCTTTAGATACGATCAAAGAATTTATATTATTGGCAACTTCCTTTCTGTAGGATAAAGGAATATCGTCATAAATATTGAGGTCATACGATTGGAGTATTTGTTTTACCATCAATTCATTATAATATTCTTTATTATTGAATATTTCAATAGAATCGTTAACTGTCATAATGACAGCATTCATCAATATTATAAATCCTATATACGAATCGTAATATTGTTGATCTAAAGCAAGTCTCTTTTTATAGTAATTATTAAGAATGTATGTTTTAGAGATCTCATAATTGATTTCAAAACGTTTTTGTATTGCAGTATTATCAAAAGAACCGGATCTAAGTATATCAAATCTTTTTGCAGATCTTGCAAATACAAGATCTATTTTCTTTGAACCCAAATATTTCAAATAAGGTTTTGTTGGGTATTGTTTTATCAGTCTATCAATATATCCCATAGAAGCAAGGATTGCTATTTCGTCATTTGTCATTTCATGAATAGGTTTACTATTATCTACACCAGGGATAGTTTCACTTATGAAAATAGGACTGATATCATCAGTTGCAGGGATGCCCATGAGCATTCTATAATAATTATTTCTTTCGACAAAATTATTAAGAATTTCAGCCCTTTTCAATAGTAAACATGCTTCTCTTTTCTCAGGTGGGACATTCATTTTATATATTCTTGCAAGTCTTATTTCTTCTTCTGTAAGACCTGCAGCGATATAAATTTCATCACTATAATTATCATATCCTTCAAATGTATCAGTTTGAGTTACTGCAGATATATACTCATCATATGCTCTTGCAGTTTCGACTGTTTCATATTTATTAGCCAGATCTTCTCTTTTTACAACAAGGTCCTTGAGATATTGTATCAATGAATTTCCGAGAGCTGNTACATATCCCAGCTCGATAGAAGNGTCCATTTTCACACCTCTTTTCTTAATAAACAAAGAGATAAACCAATTATTATGCTGTTTTCCGAGTTTTATTTAAGGGGGAGAAACCATGAGCGATTTTGTATTTAAGGGAAATAAAAATCCCAAAATAAAGTCACTGAATGATAAAACTACGATAAAATATTTTTTATCAAAAGAGGATCTTGCTGATTATGAGACTTTTATAGAATTTATAAAAGGTGTAAAAACCCTGGTAAGGCGAGATCCCCGATATACCAATTATAAAAAGCATTTATATGATATAGGTCTCAACAGATGCCAAGTCCACTCTGGAATTACTGCTGATATGGCTCCTATTGAAGAACATCATGGTCCCATTTTTGATTTATTTACAATATGTATGATTGTAACAGATCATCTCCTCCATGAAGGCGAGAAAGTAAATACCTTTATGATTGCAGATATAGTTTTGACAGAACATGAAAACCATAATATTCAAGTAGTTATGCTTTGTGAAACCTGTCATCAAGCTGCCGAGAATAACTCTCATTTTATCCCATTTGAAATGGGATTTGGTAATATAGATAAATTTATTACAAAATATAGGCATGGACTACAAGATGAACATTATTATTTAATAAAGGATTATTTGAAGGATTCTAAAAAGTATGGATATGTAGATAATGGAATATTTAAAATTTTGGATAGAGTAAAGAAATATATAAAGATCGATGAATGAAAAAAAAAAATAAAATGAGAGAAGACAAAAAAGTCTTCTCTCTTTAATTAATTAAAGGAGCGCCTTGTCGATAGCACGACGCTCAAATTCTTTGACCATATTATTGAGAACTCTAATTTGCCTGCGAACACGTTTTGCAGCCTTCTTATATTTCTCATCAGTTTCTTTCTCCAAATTAGAAGCAATTTTCTCAAGATGTTTTTCATGTTTCTTTGCTTCATCAATGTATTGACGTGCAAGACTTTCCGGGAAGTTCTTATACTTCCGCGCGCGGTTCAAAATAATGAACGCTATGCCGAGCATGCCGAAGAGCGCGCTATAAGTGATATCTCTCTTATTATCCTTTACGAGTTCATTAACGGCCTTCAATTCTCTCAAGCCACCATACGGATCAAATGGCGATGACAGGAAACGTTTGAATCTTTCCTTGAATTTTTGCCACCGGCTTTTTTTCTTTTCAATATCTGCACGAATTTCTTCTTCAGTAACTTCTCTGAGGAGCTGGGCCAGAGTCGCATTTTCGAATACCGACTCATCCAGTTCATCTTCGTCGAAAATTTCCGACTCAACCAAAAGGAGACCAAGAGCGGATTCGATCATAATCATTTGATCGTCCATTCCACCCTCATCATCATGATCTCGGACCGGGTATGTTACATCGGTTGACCCTTCCAAGATAGCTTTGAGACGAGCTTCCACGTCAAACATTCGACATCAATCCTTTCTTATTTTTTAATAGACCTTTAATTAATAGTTGTATAGAGAGGAGAACTAATATGACGGCCACTCCTATTTTTAAGGAACCAAAAGATCATACTGTATATAGAAATGATGAAGAAATGATAGTTCCTTCAGTTACTACCATTCTTAAAATAATAAATAAAGAAGAATTATTGTATTGGGCAAATTCGTTAGGATATAAAAGAATTTCAGTTAAAAATGAACTTGAATCCCATGCATATATAGGGGATACAACACATAAGGCTATAGATAGATATTTTAAAACTGGGGAAATAAATCTTGATTCCCTTATGAATAAAAACAGGATTACTGAAAATATCTGTGTAAGAAATGCATTTGTATCATTTTCTAAATTCTTTTTAGAAGTTAAAAAAGATTTTGAGATAATTGAAAATGAGAAACCTGTCTCTGGTAAGAAATTCGGAGGAACACTTGACTTATTATCAAAATACAATAAAAAACTGTTTCTTTGTGATTTTAAAACAAGTAGCAACTTCTATTTAACCATGTTTTTACAATTAGCTGCATATGATCTGCTTCTTAGAGAAGTTTATGGTAAAAAAGTTGATGGTTATATGATCATTCTTCTTGATAAAAAGAAAGGCACTAAAGCAAAAAGTAAAATAGTGGACGATAAAGATGAAATGAAAGCATATAGGGAATGTTTTAAGAAATTGGTTGATTTTTATTATGACTACTACTTTTTAAATCAAAAATACTGGGGCAAAGAATTAATACAGTAAAAAAAAATTATTATAATGAGAGAATTCTCTCATTATAATAATTTGTTTTGATAATATTCTTCGTATCCATCTCTCTTTATAAATGACCGAAGAACAAGGCCTCCGCATTGTATATGTCTCCATATCTGTTCATGACCCTCAGCTTTTATGAATCTAAAACCGGTTGGATTTTTACACGAACACCATTTTTCCTTTTTAAGATCCAATTCAACATCATGAGATTCATTTATAGTCCCTTCGAGTATGAGTTTAAGTGAGTCTTCCACATTCATCACAAAATCACACCCTTGCATTTGGTTTTTACCCGATATCCCTTAATTAAATTGTCAGACAGTATGAGCTACATACTAAAAATAAATCCTTTTTAAACTAAATTATATAAAAATATATATATTATATAATTGGAATATTTTTACAATAGACGAATGGGGAGGAATTTGGATGTCATATAGGGACAAAATGCGAATAGGCGTCCATTGCGCGGATATACATTTAGGTGTAAGACTTATATCAGCCGATGACTTTAAATATCAGCTCTATGAGAGTTTTATAAAACCATTATCAAAAATGATGTTCGTAGATTTTATCACTATAAATGGAGATATATCAGATTGTCCATTGTCATTTAACTCAAAAATAGCAGAGACGTATCTTTGGTTCTTTGACTCAATAGTTGATATAGCAAAACAGAAGAATTCAGCTATTATAGTGATTAAAGGGACTTTATCCCATGAATGTGATCATCTTAATAACGTGAAATTCTATTTAAATGATAAAGACCTCGAAATTCATTTTGTTGAAGAGCCTACTGTGATAGAGACAAGAGGTGTCAGACTATATTGTCTTCCGGATATTTATGTAAAATCTGAAGAAGAAGAAAAGAAGATTTATGATTACCCTGATAGGCATTTTGATTATATTCTGGGACATGGTTCTATTACCGAAACACAATTCGTGAAACAAGAAACCGAGCATTCGATTTCTAAAAATATAGTTTATAATAGTAAAGAACTTATAAGAATGAGTAAAGGTCCAATCTTATTTGGTCATATACATCAAAATCTCGAATATCGTAAAAGGATTTTCTATATTAACTCATTTACGAGATTTTCTCATAGCGAAGAAGAACCTAAAGGGTTTATGGTAACGGCTTACGACTGTGAAAGTTCGAAATTTCTTGCTGAAAGAATTGAAAACAAATTGGCTTTCAAATTCAATACTTTCTTTATGAAACATAATGAATTTGAAAAAATGGATATTAATGAAATTGTGGAGAGAATAGATAGATTTATTGAGAAGAACTCGGTTGACAGACTATGTCTCGATATCCAATATATGAATACCTCCGCTAATATAGCAAAGATACAAGTTCTTAGGAATTATTATGGAAAGCATAAAGTGGTAAATAAATTGAAATTTAAATCCCTTTCGGTTAAGGAAGTTGAAATACTAGACAATATTGAAGAACAACAAACCAATTCAAAGGATTATTTGAGGGACAAATCTCTTAAATTTGAGGAAAAACTTCAGAGATTTATAAAGGAGGAGTATGGGGAATTTATACCTTTAGAAAAGCTCCAATTGCTTATTACAAGTGATGAGCTTCTCACCAGGGATTAGTAATTTATATACGATGTAACTATTAAATGATTGGTGAGAGGGGAAGTGTATAAGAGAATGCTAGATATTATCGAAGATAATCTCCCCCACGAATATCAGGAAAATACATCTATTTCCATGGGGACAGTAGGGAATATAAAGCCTAATGCAGGAGTTAAGTTCAAGAAAATTCCTATAAAATTTGATATAGAGATACTGGATCTATTTTTGGCGTATGCATATGATGTAGACAATCAATTCATAACAAGATCCGCATTGAATAATATGTATACACTTATAAATATGTGTAATATGAATCTGTATAAGAATAATCCTGGTCTTAGGGCGAGGATTGAGTTATTATCATATATGCTTGAGGCTCGCTTACATATGGGCTTCGATAATAGAAAAATTTTGATGAATTATGCGATAGAAAATTGTGAGAATAAAAATTATATTAAAGAAGAGGTTATACCTGAGTTCAATACTATAAAGCTGAACTCAAAGATGACTCAGTATTTGAATTCATACGTAGTAGATAGATTGATCAATGGGTTTCTCTATTCTTATAAGGATGAGATCTTCTCAATATTTGAGGATTTGGAATCCCATAATTATAAAAATCTTAAAGAGATAAATCATAAAGTTAAGGATGTAATAACTAACTTATTATTCGATATAAGAAATGCTGAGAATTTCTCGGATGATGTTTCTACCCTAGATCTTACCGAGGGTAGTTTTGAGAATACAATAAAGCAAATTGTAAAGAGATTAAGAGATCCTAGCAATAAATTATTGACCGGCATTCAAGCATTGAACACAATGCTGAACGGTGGATTTGAAAGAAAACGGGCTTATCTATTCTTTGGTTTGACAGGTGTTGGTAAATCAGTATTGTTGCTTAATCTTCTTATTGGTATTAAGAAATATAACAAAGTTAAGACAAAAGATCCGTCGAAACGCCCGGCGGCTTTATATATTTCTCAAGAAAATACAATTGACGAAACTGTTGAACGGATATTTAATATGGAAGTCACAGGAGATGATATTAGGAATTATACTCCTTCTGAGGTTGTAAAGCTTCTTAGAACTAAAGGAGAATTGACTCTTAATACTGAAGAGGATATTGATATTATTATCAAGTATTATGACGATAAAGAGATTTCTACTCTGGACTTGTATTCGATTATTAGCGATATTGAAGATACTGGTAGAGAAGTTATTGTATTAATTCATGACTATATTGAACGCATAAGATCTTCTAAAAATTATCAAGAAATTAGATTCGAACTTGCTGAAGTTGCTAATGATTATTCGGTTCTTGCAAAACGTTTGGAGATTCCTGTAATTGGAGCCGGTCAATTTAACCGGAAAGCGGCCGATGCGGTAGAATCTAATGATTCTAATAAATACGATATAGGTAGACTTTTGGGAAAATCNCATGTATCTGAAGCTTATGCTATATTGAAAAACGTTGACTCTGCTATTGCTATCAATAAAGAAACTGATGATAATGGTAATGAATATATGACTTTTAAAGATATGAAACAAAGATCTAGTAGAAGAAAGAAAAATAAATTCTCTTCATATTTTGCCCATCCTCTTGATCCGGAGAATGGGATTAAACTTATTCCCGACATTAATATGGAAGAACCTTTATCTAAGGAAACTCTTGATGAACTTATAGCTGATTCTGAGGTTATTAGCAGAAGAAGACCTAAGCGAAGACAAATTAAAGAACTTCCTGTTAAAAAGAAAGATGAGAGTAGTGAGGTTATAAACAGCGATAACGTAAAAGATTTCAATTTCCTCGGAGAAATAATTAACGAAAGAAAGAGCGTTAAAGAAAAGATTGAAAAGAGGACCCAAAATATTAACGAAGAAGAAAAACTTGAAAATATTTTCAGAAATTATAAAGATGACGATAAATATATACGGAATGATAACGGTCTTATACCTATCTGCATAAATACTGAATTTTTCGAAAATAAAATGGAATGGCAGGATTTTTAATCCCGCCATNCCTATTTTAAATATTCTTTAATTTTTTCTCGAGATTTATAATATCCTCTATCAGGGTTCTATTAGACGAACTCAAAAGGTATAAATTTTTTGGAACAAATGTTTCAACCGTCATATTGTTCATCAATAAAATGACATAATANAGATTTTCTGTATCATACAATCTTTTCGATAATGCTTTTGGTTTATAACTAAATCTTTTTACTTCTTCGTCGCTGAGTGTAACATATTCTGCATTCTCTTTCAGAATATCCAAGTAGTTTTCAATTATTATTGCAGATAAAAATTCAAAGCCATCAAAGACTTCTATTTTACTGGCTTTTCTTAAATTGAAAAAATCTTTATCTATAGAATTTGCATAGTCTGTCAATGTTTTATTTTTGGACGCCATTTATATCAACCTCCTTTAAATAAATGGAACAACTACAGCATCATCTAAATTATTATTTGGTATAAATATGATCATTTTACTTCCTTTAGGGAAGTGAGGAGAAGGTCTAGAATCATAATTTAGAGTTTTAAATGTGGCAGTAAATGCTTTGCTCACATTTATTGTAATGTAATTATTGTTTAACACAGTAGAAGCTACGAATATGTTTTCTTTTGATTTGAAGATATTTGGAGGAATTTGTATAGTTGTGGATGATGATGAAGCACTTTTATCCATCATCAATTCCGGTATATAGAGCTTCATAGAAGACACTGAGTAATTGTAGTCTTCAACGGTGAAGCCAACCATAAATTCTTTGGTCTCGGGTCGTCTAAATTCAGTCACACCAAACACCACCTTACTTCATTTATTAAAGGGGATTGATTGACATGAAGAAAAAATATGTACACATTAAGGAATACGATTTAACCAAGTTAATCCTCGATTATATGGATATAGATAACGAGGATGACGGTAAATTATATTATGGGGCCATGCCTCTAAAACACAAAAAGAAATTTTTCACCTTGGTCCCATATAAACAAATGAGATCCTTTAGAAGTGATGAGATGACGCCAATCAGACCTTTTGTAAACGTAAATCATTGTCAGTACCTCATTAACTTGTTTTCGGATATAAATGATTGTGAAACTTTATTTGAATATGGAAATATGAAGGATGATGAATCTTTAATGGAAGGTTTTATGAAAATTACGTATAAGAATAATGTGGAAAAAATTATTAAATTCTATGGAACCAAGAATCTCAATGTTCTAATGGCTGGGGTGCTTGCAAAAATGGTATTACCACCTGAGACCTTTAGGAAAAACATTGGAAATATTCTTAGATTGGATCATAAAATAACGGAGTCAAAAAATAATGTCTAATTATGAATGGACAAATGATCAACGAGAGTGTATGAATGAGGCCATAAAATGGTATAAAAAGCAGTATAAACAAGTGTTTGAATATGCCGGATGGGCTGGAGTTGGGAAAACAACTATAGTTCCTCATATGATAAGAAAAATGGGGCTTGAAATGGATGAAGTTTTGGCGGTAGCGTTTACGGGAAAGGCGGCCTCCAATCTAACCATTAAAGGAATCCCTGCAACATCTGCACATGCCGGATTTATGGAAGCTATTCAGGTTCCAAAGACTGACAGGGATGGTAATGTTTTAAAGAGAGATGGACGAATTCTCAAAACATGGAGTTTCAGAAGAAAACAATTTCTCCCGAAAAATATTAAACTTATTTTTATAGATGAAGGATACTTCCTACCAGACGAATTAGGGGCTATTGCTGAATCGTTTGGACTCCCGGTATGTGTATGTGGAGATCCGGGACAATTGGGTCCGGTTTACGGAAAACCAAGATATCTGAAAAATCCTGATTACTTTATCAATGAAATTACAAGGCAAGGCAAAGAATCCGGTATAGTCGAAGTGGCCACATTAATTAGATCTGGCGAAGAATTGCCAAATAAGAAGACAATTTTCAAGAAAGATGCATTTGTTATACCTAAGGAGGAAATCACCGATACTTTATTGCTTAATTGTGACATAATTTTGTGCGGGAAGAATAAAACTCGGAATTATTTTAATAAGAGAATTAGAAATGATATTCTTGGTATAAAATCCAAACTTCCTGTTAAAGGCGATAAAATTATTTGCAGACATAATTACTGGAATAGAATGTTAGAAGGAATCCCATTAACCAACGGGGTAATAGGTCATGTAATCCATGATGTTCCAAAATCTTCTGTGGATTTAAAGTCTGGAGTGGTTAGAATTGATTTTATGCCGGACTATACCAATAGAGATTATTATATAAATCTTCCTATAGATATTAAATATTTTCAAGAAGAATGTGGGATGCATGAAGAAGATGATGATCCTTATAATAAGAGATATGGTATAAAGATGGAATTATCTCATGCTATAACTACTCACATTTCACAAGGTTCGGATTTTCCTAGCGTTTTGTATTGGGATGAGGTGTTTGGTGATAGCGATACTATTAGAAGATTGCGTTACACTGGAGCTACCCGTGCTAAAGAGATATTAATAATTGCAGTATAAAATCCGTACCAGATTTTATATCTGGTACGGATTGAAATTTAAAATGTTTATATATTATTAATATGTAGACCCCCGTTATTATAGGCGGTGAAATCGTTGATCAGAATAAATAACAAAACGAAATATGGGTCTATCGAATTTTTTACAATAAATTGTGTAGATACATGTCTCGAAGTACTTAAAGATGATATGTTGGACGATGTCGTGGTGAATATACTACCAGTAAAAGAAGCAAAGCCTCTATTTATAGGGGGTGGAGCATCTCATAATATTAAAATTGTAGATGAAGACTATTCTGAATTAAAGCCTCCTAATATAAATCAAATAATTTCCGAAATAAATATATGTAATGATATAAAAGAATTATACGGAGAAAAGATGCTAAATATTTATTTTGAAAAAAGATTTTTTGATTTTATGAGATCCATAGATGTTGAAATTAATGAGTATTCGATATTTACAATGATATTATTACACGAAATTGGTCATTGTAATCTAATAAAATTATTTCTCAGTTTAAAATTAGAGGATAAATATGATAGTTTATATAATTTAAATAAAGCCGTCATCAAAGTTATAGGCTCATACGATTTGGAGAGATTATGGAAAAATAAATATAGACTTTCTTTATTTCAAACTATTGATGTTATAGAAAGTCATGCAGATATATATGCATTAAAGAAATTCCCATTAATATGGAAAAAGGTTAAAAAATTTATATGTCCAGAGCTAAAGAATAAAAATAATATTGTTATAACCAGATTTAGTAAAGGATTTAATGAGGATTATAAGGATTGCTTGAAAGATATATCAGAGTTACATGACATTATATCCTTCGATTAGGGGAGCCGACAGATTGCACAAAATAACGAAGGTTAACATAAATCCCAAATTTGAGTTTTTTAGGAAAGTGTGCATAGAAGAATGTATAGATTATCTTGGAGATTCCATTCCCACAGTCAAAAAAATAAATATAATAGAAAATACTGATAAAAATATGAAATTATTAGAAGATACAGGTGGAGCATTATGCACTATTAAATATAATAAAGATAAAATTTTCTGCGAAATACACATTTCAGAAAATATCTTGGAGTATTATTCTAAAAAATTTCCCGGAGAAAGAGATAGACGAGAAAAATTCTTGAAATCAATAAATGTACCAGTAAACAAATATTCCCTCTTCTTGATTGTATTACTACATGAATTGGGCCATGGGTATTTGATTAAACTTTTTTACGATGCAGGTTTAATGAATGATTATAATATTTTTGATTCGTTATCTGAGTCACTATCTGATATTTTTGAAAAGCGTGTGGAAAGCCTATTACTATGGGAACTCCATCATAACAATAATGAATTACCACAATTAGTTAACGGAATTGAATCTCAGTGTGATATATTCGCCAGAGATAATTTTCTACCAATATGGAAAAGAATAAATAAAATAATTAACAAGTACACTCTGAATGAGTAATAGGGGTGTATATAGTGATATATTATCACGTAACACCGGCCTCTAACGAGGACTCTATTTTGGAAAAAGGGTTAATTCCCCAAGCCGGTAGAAACACTCAAAAAGCTGGAGATGAAGAAGGGGTCTATTTATTTACAAGCTATGACGCTATGAAAGATGCATTATCGGGCTGGTTACTGGATCTTTTTGACGAAGATGAATATGTTATTATTCTTCAAGTGAAGCTCCCTGATAGTTTTGAAATCCGGGTAAACCCGGTAGCAGAATGGGAAGCAATTTGTTATGAGATAATACCTCCCAAGTTTATTGAAGTAATAGAAATGTTTTAAGCAGCATTCAGACCCGCAAAGGAGGAATCCAATATGGTAAAAATTTATTCGAGAAATTTGATCCCTATAAATAACGATTTTTATGATAAATGTAAAGATGAAATTATCAAGAATTTTTATAATCAAAAGAGTCTAAGATCATCAAGAAAGTTCATCGATAAAATCCATAAAAAATATCTTTCAAATAAAATAGATAATAAGACTAAAGCTATATTTATTGATTACTTAAAATCAGTTGGTATAGAGGCTACTGATAAGCCTCTATACCTTTTATTTATGCTACAAAAAGTAGGGGAAGATAAATTGAAGGATTCATTCTCATATAGGGCAGGATTATTTTCTGGATTTAGGAAGTTGCCTCTAAAATCATATTTAAAGAAATACGATATTAAAGTAAGTGATGAATTTTATGAAACTTTAAGAGAGAATTTCAACATTTCTGCATTTGTAGCACAATCAGTTTTATTTGCTATTGGTATCTTTATTAGAATATGGAGAATTATAAAAGAGGAATAAGTATATATTATTAGAATGTGGGGATAAGTAATGTTTCTAACAGTAAGTGTTTGCCGAAATTTGTTTAATTTATCTACTGATTTTTATTTAATAGAAGGAAATGAAATTCCTCCCGATGGTCATAAAATTGCATATGATGCTATGAAAAAATTATTGGAGAATGAGGCTAATGAAAAAGATATTCATTTATATACTCCTGGAATGTTTAATCATGCGTCATTCGGAGCAGTTATTGCTTGGAAAGAGTTTTATACTGGTAACAGTGTTGTAGAACCTGGAGAAACGAACCCAAGATCTGTTTATCTTGATATCTATGAGTATGATTATGACAAAATGAAATTCGATGTTAAAATTAGATATAAGACTGGATTTGTTAAAATAAAAAATAAAAATACTGGAAAATATGAATTACACAGATATTGTTCCCTAAGATAACGAAAGGAGAGATCTTATATGGGAGCTATAAAAATTGAAGTATCAAACGGAAGAATTGAAGCATATGCATGCAAAGCTACTCAAATTTATAACGGGAGTATTGTAATAAGAGAAGCAGTTAGAATTTCCGAATTTATGCCAATATCTGCTGACTATTTCATTATTGACACTACTCCTTATCAGACGTCTATGAATACTAACTATGCTAAAGTGGTATATCGTGAAGATGAGTATATTCACAGAATTGTTGGTATTCAAAAGTGGGATAAAAATAGATTGTATGCAATAAAACCTCGGAATGCAATAGTAGTCAAAAACGGAATTTTTAGGACTATAGATACACACAAATATACTGATCCTGAAATTGCATCTTTTACAAAAGAGTATCTTGAAATGACTTTTAATGATAAATCAAATGTTGACAAAGTTCTTATTTTGATTGGAAATAAAATTAGAACAGAGGCATATTGTATTATTGGAGATATAATCACCTATACTGATTTTGATTATGAACCAATGGGGATTGTAAATGATATATCTATTGAGGCTGAAACAGTTATTGATGATTATTTCATGGAGTTTTATGGAGAATCTTATCAACCTACTACTGAAGAGAAAAAGAAAAATCTGTTTAATTGTGTTGCAAAAGAGATTATTCACAGGGAACTCGAGTCTCAAAATATTTTTGACAAATTAAAAGGTGTAAGCATTGAGGCTCTTTATTATATTGCTAAAAAGTATGCTGATGAAAATGAATTCAAAAAAGTTCTTCAAAACTTGTATGAAGCCGGATTAATATGTGGCACGAGTTTAGATTTCGAAGAAAAGATTAAAGATATTGTGTATAAAATCTTTCCATACAGACTGATTGGTGCTAAACATGTTAATTTTGATCAAATCTATACTTGGGTAACTGATTCAAAAATGGATATTGGGGTTGGAGACATAATCAAAGTTAATACTTCCCGTGGTAACAGAGACGTTGTTGTGGTCGAGATTGGTTCATTAGTGAGTTCAAGAAAAGGGCATCGAAAGGTTATTAGTAAAATTAATGATCCTAATCGTAACCGATGATGTACTTTATAATTATATAGATAACTTTTATTAGGAGAGATAATCTATGGAAGCTTCTTTCTATAAAGAAAAAAAGGCATACCCACTCTATACCCATCCAAAGAATTATGATATCATTGTTATGGTGGGGATACCACTTTCTGGAAAATCCACTTTTTCTAAAGCTTTTAGCAAGAAATATGGATATGTTGTATTATGCCCTGATAATGTGAGGCTTGCTATGCACGGACATCAATTTATTCATTCTGCTGAACCCTTTGTATGGGCCACCGTTGATACAATGGCCCGCACATTTTTGATCCAGGGAGAAAAGATTATTGTAGATGCTACAAATACCCATGTTAATGCAAGAGGCAGATGGTTGAAACTTGCTAAAGAATTTGATAAATCTATAGCTGCTCTTGTAATGGACACTCCATTTGAAGTCAGCTTTTTCAGAAATGAAGAAATCCAAAGACTTGATAGTTCAGTATTGGATAGAATGCAAAGACAATATGAATTTCCTTCAAAATACGAAAACTTTGATGGGGTATTCACTGTAAAATATTATATGGAATATGATAAAGTCGAATATTCGTTAGAATATACTAATAAACGTGAAGAAGAATTTTTGATAAAGGAGCAACTTTAATTTACTAAGATTTGAATTGAAAACTAAATATATATTATTATATTGTACACGACAATTGTATAATCAAATCAAACACTTGAAAGGAGAAATTCGAAGTGAGCGGACTCAAAAAGCAAATGAAGAAGATTCAGAAGCAACAAGAGCGTCTGAATCAGCTCATCCGCTATGAACAAGCGGCTTGCCCGCACGTCAAGAAGAGCGGCAAGAGCCGCCTGGAGCAATTCCAGGAAGGCGATATCCTGAAAGGCCGCTGTAAGAAGTGCGGTGACGTGGTGGTTCTGGATCGGGAATATCTCGACCCGACCATGCTTCAATCGTCTATCGATGTCATCAAATCCGCGCTCAGCGAAATCCGGGCGGCTGCTTTCGTTGGCCGCATTCGACTGGACGACAAGACTCTGCAGCTGATGACCTCATTCGATGCAGAAATTCTCCGGGATATCCCGGACACCATGTCCCAGCTCATGTCGGTCGGCGACGTCAAGAAGAAAAAGAAGAAGGGCAAGAAGAAAAAGAACAAGCGCAAGAGATTCACTTACTGATTCCTGCGCAACCGGCGAGGGATGACAGGCGAAAGTCTGTCATCCCTTATTTTTTTTTTTTTCTATAATGAGTACCCACCCTCTTATATTTTATTTATCATAATGATGATAACCATTTTATAATGGAAATATATATTATTCATATGAATAACGTGAAAGGAATGATAACTACCGTGACAGTTCGTATCCTTTGGTATATGAGAAAGGACAGAAATGTCTTTGATTATACCGAGGACAAAATCACAGTAAACTATGATGATAGAACAAGGGTACGAAAATCCCCTGAAGTTTATCTTCCTAATACCGATATTGAGGGTGTAGTACATCTCTTTGAAGAGATTTTTGCAAACAGTGCCGATGAGATAATGGCACCAGACTCTTGCGGTTCAGAGATTATTGTTACACTGGATGAATCAACTGGTGTTATAACAGTACAAGACGATGGTCGCGGCTTGCCATTCGGTAAAATGTTCGAGCTCTGTGAAATTCTTAGCTCGTCCGGCAAAATGGGAACCATGGCCAGAGCGTATAATCAATCAACTGGTGCGTTCGGTATGGGCCTGAAGCTTGTAAACTTCTTGTCCGACTATATGAAAATTAGAACTGAACGCGATGGAAAATACATGGAAATTCTTTATGAGGATGGAATTAGAAAAAATGTGACTGAAGGAAAATCCAAACATAGCGGAACATATGTCGAATGGAAAGCATCCAAAAGATTCTTTTCTGATATTAAAATCAAATGTGAACATATCTTGGATAAAATTAAGAAAAAGAGTTATGTGATGGGGAAATGTACCATCATATTTAATGGTAAAAAGAAGAACGGAGAAGAAATTACCAAGCAATTTAAGAATGGAAAGTTGAAGGATTATGTTAATCAATATAAAATCTCCAGTCCTGTAGCTGATTATAAATATGAGTCTGGAAATACTAAGGTGGAATTTGTATTTGGTTATGACGTTGAAAGCGAACAGACCGATATCATCGGCTATACTAATGGTTCTTATAATAAGGCTGGTGGCTCACATGTTATTGGTTTTATAGAAGGATTTTCCTCATTTATGAGGAAGTATATGATGGAATCTTATCTTAATGAAAAAGAGAAGAAGGATATCAAGATTTTTACTGAAGATGTTAAACAGGGATTGGTGGGTATCGTATCTATATATGCCCTTAATCCTAAATATAAAGGTCAATATAAAGAGGGTATTGATGATAATACCCTTAAAAATTTCGTATTTAGTGCAGTAAGAAAATATCTCAGAGAATGTGATAAAAATACGCTTAATAAGTTTGCTCAAATTATTAAAGCAAATGCTAAAGCTCGTATGGCTGCTGAGAACACTAAAAAGAAAGTTAAGAAAGATATTGTCAATGCATTTTCTGCAGACAGGATTGAAGAATATATTCCCATCTCGAAATATTCGACTAGCAAATATAAAGAATTGTGTATTGTCGAGGGGCTTAGCGCCAGGGGTGGATTTAAAGCCTCCCGTGATAAAAATCAAATGGCGGTATTGGCTATTAGAGGTAAGGTTGAAAATATTTTCGATTTACCTCCAGCCGAAGCCGTAAAAAATTCTAAGTTCCTGTATAATTTGGTTCAGATTTTTGAATGCGAGAATGAAAATATTAAAAACTTTGATATCAATAAACTCCCGTTCGTCAGAATCAATATTGTTACAGATGCTGATACTGACGGTGATGAAATTTCTTGTCAGATCGCTATGATCTTTGCTAGATTCTTCCCGAGTATTGTTCTCGATGGAAGACTGTACAAAATTGTACCTCCGTTGTACGAAATTAAACTTAAAGGAGAAACTGTATTTGTCCCGACCATTAGGGATTATATGAGATATGCTCAAGAAAGTTTTGCTAAAGATCATAAGATTTATTTGAATGGTAAGGAAATGAAGCATGAAGAACTTTTAGACTTCCTTGTAGAGTTTCATCAATATAGAGATAATTTGAATCATCTTTCTAATCAATATGCATTAACTCCTGGGTTTACCGAATTCCTAATTGCAAATCTCAAAGTTGGTTTTGAAAATGATAAAGTGGATATTTGGAATACAAAAATACTTCCTTCGAGATACAGATTTATGAAAGCTAGACCTGGTGACAATGGATATATTGAAATCGAAGGTATGGTTGGTTCCGAATACAACCTCTTNGAATTCAATCCTGAATTTATTGAAGATGTGACTGAACGTTATCAGATTAATCCTGATGTGGAATTTTACGGTTATTCTGTTGATGGCAAATCTATGAGCCTCTATGGTGTTATGGAAGAGGTGTCTAAATATACACCAAAGATAGTCAATAGGTTTAAAGGTCTTGGTGAAATGGCCCAAGAGGACCTTGAACGGACTATCATTGACAGAAAAGTTCGTCATAGCATAAGACTCACTATAGAAGACATTGAGAAAGATTATGAAAGAATGGCTGTAATGCATTCAAGGAAACCTCTTTACGCTCAAAAACGGAAAGAATTCATGAGAAATAGGAAATTTGACATAATGGATATTGATACCTAAAAAATTTAAGAAGGGGTTGGTGTTACATGGGTAAAAGTAAACAATTTAAAATCATCTATCAAGATCACGATGATGGTGAGTTGTACACGATTATTCAGGTAGCACCAACCCAACAAAGTGCTATCATCAGAGCACAAGAAAGACTGGAGAAGTCGGGAAGTAATTTTTTACTTCTTGAAATGGAAGAACTTGGTACTGAGGCGTTTATCAGACAAATCAGACGCACATTAATCAGCGCAATAGAAAAGGAGAGAGAAAGAAATATGGCAAAGAGACCGACGAAGGACAAGAAGAAAGAGAACAGCCTCAAAACGTTTGAAATTGTTTACACACGCTCTCTCAATCCTGGTAGTTTTGTAACAAATGTAGAAGCCCATGATAAATATAATGCTATAATGAAATTCAATGAACTTTATAAAGGGGCAAGGATTAAAAATATAGAAGAGGTTAAACCTCAAATTGAGCAAGAATCCGTTTAAGTTGCTGCTATATAGTTTAAATGGGGGAGTAGATTAATGGGTTATATTGTAAAACCGAAAAAAGGGTTCTTTACTATTGAAAATATCGAAGAGAAGAATATTGCGGAATTCGATGAAGAGGGAATGTCCCTCCATGGTATAAACAGAAACCTTCAAAGAAATATTGCAATGTTCTACGATAATCTCAAAGTTGTACACCGCAGACTTTTGTATGCGATGGCAACTATGGGACTGCGTCCCAATAAGCATCATTCAAAAGCGGCTGGTGTTATAGGACGGACTATCGAGAAATTCCATCCTCACGGCGATGCGGCAGCATATGAGGCTTTGATTTTCATGGGGCAACCTTGGAGAAATATAATGACTCTCGTTGATATTGAGGGTAACTATGGGAATGCGGAAAATCCTAATGAATACGCTCAAATGCGTTATGTAAAATGTAGACTTAGTTCCTTCGCATGGGACTGTTACTTCAGTGAATGGGACCTTAAATCTGATCTTGTTGATATGAGACCCACGTTCAGTGGAGATGATTTGGAGCCTATTTATCTTCCGGCAAAATATCCGCTATTCCTAATGAATTGGGGAAGCGGTATGGGATATGGTCTCGCGACCTCCAGCCCAGGTTTTCTCCCTCAGGATGCGATGCAAGCCGTGATCGATCTTATTAAAGATCCGAATGCGAAAATTGTATTGTATCCTGAGGACCCAATGGGTTGTACTATTGTAGGAAAGAAAGTGTTTCAAAAATTTACTGATTTCAACTTCAATAAATATAAAGACGACGATCTTCTCAAATTCAGAGTAAGATCGGATTACGTTGTGGAAAATGGTATTATAAGAATATTGAATACTCCTTATGAGGTAAACCCTGAAACTGTTATTAAGAAAATTGTAAAGCTTAAGAATAAAAAGAAGATTGATGGGATAGTAGATATGGAAGTTGAGTTGAAACCAGGTAAAATCCCTCAGCTCAAATCCAAATCCGATACAATGAATATCATTATTGAATATTCCAAAGGTGTGGACCCCCATATCCTTATGGAAAAACTGTACAAACTTACTCAGCTTGAAACTACTTTCTCATTGAATTGTGTTTACGTTGATATGAACAAGAATGTTAAGTTCAATCTTCGAGAAAGTATTTTGTACTGGATAAAGCTTAGAAGAAAAGTATTGAAGAGAATGTATAGGGCTGAGCTTACAGCAAAGTCCAAGAGGAACTACGTTCTCGATGCTTTGATAATGCTATTCGATAAAAATCAAATAGATACGGTTATAAATATCTTCAAGAAAAATAAAAGGTCTGACGTTCAAGAAATACTAATTCGGAAATATGGTATAAGTGATTATCAGGCTGAAAAGATTTCTGAAATGAGATTTGGAGACCTCTCTCCCGATTCGTATAATGATTATGTGAAGGAAAGGGAAGAAAATAAGAAGAAAATTAAACAACTTCAAGAGATTTTGAAAAATAGAAAAGCATTGGATAATATTATAATCTCCCAAATGGAAGAAGGAATTAAGAAATATTATCGTCCAAGACAGTCAAAAATTATTGAAGCTCTTGATGATGATAGGGAAGAGCAATTTTTTGACATCGAGGTACTGAATACAGGACATGTTCGTAAGATTAAACATGGGTCTGATGTAGAACTCAACACTGAAGAATCAAGCCTGGTAAGTAAGTATGAGAACATTGGAGATTCCAATAAGTTATTCGTATTTACCAATACAGGATTGGTATTCAGTGATTCCATATCAAAAATAAGAACCTCCAAAGACAAAAGTCTTGGAAGTATAATCTCCAAAAAGTACGATCCGATCAAATATAATACAGTCGGTTCTGTGATTGCTAAAGAGAATACTTCTAATAATGTAATTTGCATTACAAAATTCGGGCTTGTTAAGAATAGTAAACTCTCCGATTACTTTATCTCATCTCAAGGAAGCTATGGAATCAAGCTTGCCAAGAATGATGAGCTTGTTTCGGTATTAGAGTTTACTCCTAATGATATTAAGAATTCAAAAATAATGGTCTATACCAAGAATGGTAAATGTTCAATATTCCAACCTAATGATGCAACTTCCCGGTTTACAATGGGGAGCACAGGGATAAAGCTCGAAGATGGAGATTATGTTATCGGGGCAGATATTGTTAAATCGAATGATGAATACATGGTGACAATCTCCGAAAATGGTTATGTAAAGAAATTCTCTATTGAAAATACTTTCAACAATACAAAACGGGGGATGCCTGGTATAGCCATTGTATCCTCAGATGAAAATCTGTACAGAGCTGTTACTGTTAATTCGAAGATTACTAAACTTTTATTGGTTTCCTTACAGGGAATTGAGGAGGTGAATCTGGCAGACATCCAGCTCAAGACAAGATTGTCTGCTGGAGAGAAACTCCTTAGAGCAAGACGACGTGGGGAAATCATCTTAAAAAGATAAATAAGGGAAGGAGAAATCCTTCCCTTATTTTTTTTTTGATTTAATGAATTTATTTTATTAACCGAAACACACAGATAATACTAGTCATTGTTGAGAGGTGAAAAACTTTGTCAGATAGACTCATTATAGATACCCTTTATCCAAAAGTGGAACAAGCATTGAAAAATCCGGAGAATGTTAATAAACTTAAACAGTACTTATCGAAATATTTTGACAGAAATTCACATATTCTTTTTTCATTGAATTTTACTGATAAGCTTATTGTATTTGATGCGGACAAAGCTATATTGTTTGATGTAATAGGTATTAAGGAAAAAGAGATACAAGATGTATTAAAAAAATCTCCTTTCGGTAAAATTAATTGGGTATTAAATCCCACCACTGTGACTTTATTTTTATGTATTTTTTATTTTGATAATCATAAGATGGAAAAAGAATCAGAAATATTCCAAATATTCTTAACATGTTATTTCTATTCGTTGCTCCACCCTAAGATTTTTAGATTCCCTCCTAATCCGGCTATAATGGAATATACGCTGACCAAAAATCCCAATGTTACCGGGAACTTTATATTCAAAAGAGAAGGTTCATTATTTAACTCATTCAAACACCTGTCTAGAATATCTCATGAAAACTATATTGAAGAACTTCGTTCGAAGAGAACTGATAAAATGGTCAATGATTATATTGGTTCGATAAGAACTCGTTTGAATTCGCTCCTTAAAAATATAATGGAAAGATTCCTTGAAGATCATAGGGCTGGCAATTATTTTAATAGAGAAGCAGATGTTCATGAAGAAGATAAATTTAGAATGGCCGATAGTACAATATTGGCCATATCTAAGCTTGCTACGAAAACGACTATGAATATTATTAGTTATAGATTTAGCAGAACTTTGATCAAAAATATAGCTAATACCGATATAAATGTACACCCGGTCACTCTAGAAAATATACTTAATACAATAATCGATGTTTTTAGAAAAGATATTGATAGATTCGTAAGCACTATTATAGAACTTTACGTGATAGACGGAAATAATAATATTAAAACTATAAATTCTGCCAAATTTATAGACGATTGTCTCTATTTATATAAATCTAACTCAAGTAAACCAAGGGTTGTTTTCCTTAAGGATACTCTAGATAAATGGATTGACGAAGGTTCCAGATTAAATGGTCAGAGATTTATACGTGAAGCCACTATTTATGCTTATCGTAAAGCCATTTTTAAAATATTTGTTCATTCTATTAACAAAGAAAGTAAACCTACTTAATAGGAGAGTGGGAAAATGGCCAAAAAACATCAAAAGATACTTGATTATATATACGCTTCTATCGATGCAATAGATCCTACTGGAAAAAATACNGAAAAATATAAAGAATTTTTTGATAATTTATCTGAAGATGNATTTAGAAATTTTATGAAAGAATTCCTCCAGGATGANAAAGATCATTTCACAGTTGAGATGGATCAATTTGATCAAAATGTTACAATAGAACAAATAAAACACGCAGCCGATGTAGCGAATGTTATAGTCGAAGATTATCTTGTTAGACCTGACCTGAGTGATGATCCCGAAAACCCATATGTTTCAAATGAAAAAGTTCTTCTCTTATACTTGAACCAACGAAGGGTTCAGCAAACGCTTTCGGTTAAAAACCACGTTTCTACTTCTATTGATAAAAGAAATCCAAAAGTCGGTCAAGTTATCGACGATGATAAAAACTCCTCTACTACGGCATTGGAAATGTATCAATTGGTATTCCAGGGTGCGTTTAATAAGTTGAAAGAGGATTTTGGTCCCAAATCTGATAATTTGGTTGCCAAAAATGAAATGCTTTATCAAATCCAGAGAAAAGGTTCTGTATCTCTTAATGAACTTCCAAATCTTCCTAAAGATAAAGTTGCTTTAAACTATATGAATTTCCTCTTTTTAGCTGCCGGTTATCAAACAGATTTGATAAATGATAAAGAACTTCTCCCTATTGTAATTGAACGTGGAGGTAAATTATATGAGTAATTATACCACTACTAAAAATATATATTATTATTAAGTAGGAAAATTTAATATAATCAAAACACTATTATAATTATTTTCTCTTAAAGGAGGATTAACAGTGATTAAAAATCAGCAAAAGGATCAAAATAAATCTCCGAAGCCAGATCAATTCAATATCCAGGGCGGCTTGATTCAGGAGGTTGCCATCGGTCCGGCTCTTGCAGGACAGCAATTGAATGAATCGCAGATCAATAAGAAAGGCTAAAGCTTAATGCTTTAGCCCTTTTTTATTAGATTTTTTAAAGGAGGTGTTGCTTATAAGACCGCGATAATTATTTTATGGGAATTAAATTTGCTAAAATATTTCTTTGATGTAACATTTTTCCTATATTGCATTATACTCTTTTAGGAGGTAAATTTCATGGCAAGTTATATTATTAATAATAGAAGGTATCGTGTAACATCAAAATCAAAATTCATACTTTCATCTTTATTTATTACAACGATATTTGTAATTACCATTGCTGCTATAATTACATTCGCTATAAACTATATTAATGAGACTAATGCTCGTAAAGAGCTTGAACGACAACAGCAAGAGTTGGCTATGCTTAAAGAAAAATATTCGTTTACGGTCGGCGATATTCAAATCGAAGCAACAAGCGCTGACGAAGCTCTTAGTAAACTTATTTCTAAAGTAGAGATTGTTTTACAGGAAAAAGATCAAAAAATTATTGATCAGCAAAATATAATAATTGGCCTGGAAGAAAAATATCAAACAGAAATCGCTCAAGTTAAAGAAGTAACCAGACACGAAGTAAAACTTTACAATGAATTCGCATACGCAATTGACCACCCAGGCTCCGATATTACCCTGGAAGATATCAAAATGATCGTTCAAATCTGTGAAGAAGAGAACGTGAATCCCCATCTTTGGTTAAGTTTGGTTAAATTGGAAAGTNNTTTCAAATCAACCGCGCGTTCTTCAAAATCAACGGCGGCAGGATGGGGACAAGTATTGAAGGGAACGGGNCGGTTCCTTTACGAAGATTCTCTTAAGCTTGGNAAATACAACCATGAAAAAATGGGTACAAATAAAGAGATAAATGCAAGGATGTCCATCCATTACTTGGCTTTGCTAATAGAAGAAAAGGGAAGCATCGAAAGGGCTTTGATAGCCTATAATGGTAACGAACTTGGAGAGAAATACGTTTCGATCGTCGATGCTAACCTCAAAAAATACGCTGACCTTTCACTTTCTAAACTGAGCAAAGCCAATTCAGTATAGATCGAATCAAATCTTTCCGGATTCAGAGTCACAAATATATATTATTATTTTGTGATGACTACTAATTAGTAGTCATCACTTTTTATATTACTCTATATTGGAGGGTTAACAGATGGCAGGCAAAAATCCGGGTGAAATTCTCACGGAATCTCTCAACGAATCTCTTCCCAAAATTAGGGCAAGAAAAGGTGAGTTTCAAATGCGAATGAGCACAAGCGTTATCGGCGTCGGCGCAGGCGGTGGAAATATCGCTCATCTGATGAGCGATTACGACGGATACATGACGGCTGCGTTCAATACAACGGAAGCAGATATGATCGACTTGAACGTGAAGCACAAAATCGTTATCGATGGGGTGAACGGTTCCGGTAAAGACCGTGCGTTCTCCGCAATGGAGTTCAAACGGTCGTACAAGACGTTCTTCGAACATCCCGGAATCAAGGAACTCATGAAAAATGATCTGATCATCATTGTAGGTACGGGCGGCGGCGGTACTGGTACGATCATTTCGACTATGGTGGCTGCCTATTTGAAGTCCGAGTATCCGGACAAGACGATCATTTTGATCGGCATTCTCGGATCTATTAAAGAAGATCTTGTATCTCAGAGAAATATGCTTGAATTTATGTCCGATGCTGAAAACAAATTGGAGATTCCCTATCTACTCTTCGATAACAATCGGGCCAAGAACAGAGTAGGGGATGAAGTTTATGAGAAGGTAAATCAAGATATCGTGGATGCAATCCGCGTCATTTCTAAGGAGTTCTTTATTGAAAACTCTAGGAGCAACATTGACGGCCGTGACTACGCTCGGCTTACTCACTTCAAGGGCCTGATGTCGGTTGTCACGATTCCGAAGCTTAACATCAGCGTTTCTGAAGAAAATGTAGATCTCGTTGGTCGAATTCAAGCTGCGATCGAGAATTCCACTATCATCACTACAGAATCCCCGGATGCATATGGGTTCTTTGTGAACGCAGATCCGGAGGTTTATAACCTTATTGATACCACTTTTGAATCGGTTCAAACATCTATTGCTGGTATCCCGACCAGCGGTCTCGTATTCAGACACCTTCAAAACAATTCGGGCGAAGGTCCTGAATTTGCGATGATCATGACCGGCATGGCGGCACCGATTTCAAGGTTTAAAATGATTGAGCGTCGGATTGCCGAATACGAAAACGTGAAGGAAAAAGAGCGGCTTCCAGAGGTTGAACGTTCGTCCTCCTCTCCGCTGAAGCTTGCTGGCGACAGCAAATCCGACAAAGGAACTGGCAAAGGGTTCTCGGCGTTGGAACAATTCTGACATCAAGAAAGGTGAGTATATGAAAATAAAAATCAGGAATCTTAAAAACCGTAATCAAAACGGGCCGGCTGGTGATAGGCCGGCCCGTGCTAAAAAGCTTGAAAAAATTTATGAATCTCCTAAAAACTTTTTACGTGAGCCTTTGGAGGTGATAGAAATTTCCGTTCATGAACATTTGGAAACTCTGTTTAATGATTATCTTGAATGGAGGAAAGGGCATAGGAAGAAGCCTGATTACATTTTCAATATGAGTCAGGATTTCGGATTTGTGTCTGTTCTTCCTAAAATTGTAAAGAAGAATTATGATTTGATTCTGAAATATGGTGAGGCGTTTAGTGAGATCATTTCTAATGCGGTCGTCGAACTCACCAAGTTCAAACGTAACCGTTATAAAGAGATGATTTCGATCTATTCTAATATTTATGAAGATTTGAATGAGAGAAGGATCAGGAAAATCGCTTCCCTTGATCTCAAGGGGATTGATTGGAATGAGGCTTTGAAACTTTGTATTGTATCTCATGGGTCTCCTGGGCACACTGTTGTAAATACGCTCAGGATGATGTATAGCGTAATAAAATTTAACGATTATAAAAGTGTCAGGAAGCTTCTTGTTAAACTCTATGGTAAAAAGGATATGCCGAAGGTTGCGGTGTATATCCTGCTCGAAAAGAAACCTGACTTCTCAAAATCAACTTGGATAGATTCCGAGCTATACGCGGTTCTTACCAAGATAGCTTTGGATGAAATAAATGTACAGGATAAGAAAACTATTAAAAATCTTTTGAAACTCTATTGTAATGAAAGAAGACGTACTGAATTTGAACAATACGTTCGCAGACGTATCAATATGTCTACAATCGATAAGGAAGACTACAAGAAAATTTGGAAAGTTATGAAGAAACTTGCTAAGAAGAATAATATGTATAGAGTTTATCTGGATTTACAATGATTCTCGGAGGGGTTATACCCCTCCGAGTATTTTTTTTCTTTTTATTATTCACTTAACTCTAAAATAGACAAATATTTCATTATGAAAGGATTTGAAGAAATGATTCGGTTGTATAATCAAACCCCTGACGGAAGTGAAATTAAAGGATGGGAAGTATTTACCAAGGTAAATCAAGAAAATACTAAAAAAAAGAGTTATTCAATTTCTTTATCCGGGGCCGATAGAGGCATCTTTATTGCACTTGATAGGAATAATTATGAAAATCTTACAATTGTAGATGCCGGAAGAGTGTTTCCGGATACCAATAAATTTACGAAATTATACTCGATTCATCTCGGGGAAGACAGATTCCTTCCTGTGATAACCGCTGCAGAAAATGACAGTGAAGACAGGAACATTCTTTTGTTCAATTATGAAACGAATACTGGTGAAGTAATTACTGAAGTTAACTTAATAAATATGGCAGCAATTTCTAGTTTTGTAACAAATAAGGATTTTAAAACTAGAGTAACGATTGCAGCTATTGATTTGGATAATAAAGAGGATTTCGGAATTGAAATTAAATATGGTTTCAACGGAGGAAAAGTTCACCAGATTGAAAAAATTATGTTCGCTAGTTATAACTCTATTGTAAATAAAATGAAGAATAAATCAATGTACGGAAATAATGCTCCTTTGGAGTATTTCAATATTTCAAAATCCCATGAATCAGGGGAAAAAATTGTTGCTAAACGTCTTGATATTCCCAGAATTGACCTTTCAAAATTTTGTTTAAATTTAAAGAATGATGACTAAAGATTTAGAGATAGGAGATATTCTCCTATCTCTTTATTTATTATTTTATTTCGAACACGCAATTAGATATGCAAACCAGAGAGGATGGTAATTTTGGGTCTCCTTAGCATGATCCAACAACAACGGAAAGCAGAAAAGAAACATGATGATACCGTTGTAACTGAAATAAGTTATCCTACAGGATATCTTCCTCTTGACTATGCAAATGGTATTCGTGTGACTTCATACGATGAATTTGACAATCCGATTGCTAAAACAGATTTAATTGGAATTGTTGGAGGAACGTTTGTAACAGTTATAGGTATTTCTGGTACTGGCAAGACGGCTCTCGCAATCGGGATCTCATGTTGTGGAATCCATAAATTCGGGGAGATGTCTGCTGTAACCCATTATGACCTCGAACTTGCGTCAACCATTCAAAGACCGATTACTATTACAAGATTACGACCTTCCCTGCTGAAGAAAACTTATCAGATTTATCGAGATAGAGCGGCAGAAGATGTTGTGGACAATTTCAAAACCCACTGTAAAGTCAAACTCGATAATAGAAAACTGTTTACCTATAAAACTGGTGTTTTGAATACTTATGGAGAGGAAATTGAGGAACTTTATCCATCATTTGCTATGATGGATTCTTTCGCAATGTTTAAATCTGGTGAAATTGATCTCGAAAAGAAGAAAGTTGAAGATATCACTAACAATATGCAGGCGGCGACTTCAGCAAAATTTAATAAAGCTATTCTTTCCCAAATGCTGGCGTATGGTAAAAAAGCAAATGTGGGTATTGTGGCCGTTAATCATATTAACCAAGATGTCAATACTGGTTTCTTGCCCAAAGCAAGTCAGCACATGTATCTCTCTCAAGGGGAGAACATGCCTGGTGGTACAGCATCACTCTATCTTGCTAATAACATTATTAAACTTAAACTTATCAAGAAATATCTTGCCGACAAACCTGACACTATGGAATATGGGATTCCTGGTTTCTTGGTCGAGGCAAGATTTATAAAATCTCGTACAAATGCTTCAAACATTCCGGTTGAATTGGTGTTTGACCATCGTAGAGGCGGATTTTCTAAAATTCTTACTTTGTTTAACTTTGCAGTTAAAAATGAGATTCTTCTTGGTAATAATCGTGCAATGTATATTCCAGGTCTTGAAAGTGTTAAATTTACGAAAAAGACGTTTAAAGACGTTGTATTGAAGTCTCCTGAGATCCTTGAAGCCCTGTATGAAGCTTGTAAACCTCATCTTGAAGCAATGCTTTCAACTGATACTGGTCATATGGGATTTGCCGAATCCGAATCCCAAAAAATTGATGCAATGTATAGGGCTCTTGAAGAACATGAAAAAGATGTTGAGTTTTATATGGGCCAAGGATGGACTGATTTTCTAAATGGAAAACCGGTTAATTTTGATAGGAAGAAGTATTGGTATAAAAAATGATGTTTTTTGAGAAATATATATTATTTATGTGGATAGGATGAATATCCTATCCACATATTATATTTGAGAGGTGCATTATATCATAAAAACCGTAAGACTCAGCGACTTTACGAGAGATGTACAAGATTTGAATGAACAACTAAATCATCGACTCCCTCTATTGGAATGTATTGATCTCGTTAAATTTATCTATCAATCAGACCGCGTATTATATAAAGATGGTAAACCCCATGTAATTTATCCTAATCAAATTAACCAAATCGTCTCAGAACTTACTGAAGAATTTTTGTCATCAGAAGAACCAATACAATTTGTATTGAAAACTATTAAGATCGAAGGAAAAGAGTATAAATTATTTACTGTATTCCACGGAAAATATGTAAGAATTTATTTTGTTATAAAATATGAATAAGGAAATGGACAAGAACGGTTTTAAAAATTTTACAGAAGATGTTGAAATATTAGCTCGTCAATTAAGTTTTATAGTTCCTTTCTTAGATTGTATTGAAATCGTCACTTCTTTTTATAAAGAAGGTTACACTCTTTACAGAGATGATAAACATCATCTTATTAAGGTCCAAGATTTTAAAACCAATGTTTTAGAAATTATTGATAAGTTCGCATCTTCGCATAAAAATGCGAAAATTACAATGAATAATATGATTATCAATAACGGAGAATTTAAACTGGTAAAGATTTATTTCCAGGATACTGTAAAAGTTTATTTATTAACAGATATCAAATAAAGGAGGAGATAGAATGCTTCAGCCAGAACAAATGGAAGAACTTGACCAGATAGCCAAAGAACTTAAGAACTTAGACCATGCATATGGATCTGGTCTATTCATTCCTATTGGGAATAAGGTCAACTCCTCTCGGGCAGCTCTGGTTTACCAGCAGATTGCCCAATCTAAAAACCTCGAAAACCCTGAAATACCGAAGGTGGCTACCGGCTATGAAAAAGTATTCGGCGATAGGTCCACCTCTTATCATAAAGCAGACAAAGAATACGAAGTGATCGCAAAAATAAGGAAATTTGATAATGATTATGTATATGCGTTAGTATTGAAAGAAGTTGGAACAAACTACTATGATATCGTATTCAGAAATGAAGTAGAATCTTTTGCAGAATCGTCCGGCGTAAGGATGGATAACCAGGTTATCGACTCCAAGAAAGTTGGAGACATCATACAACCTGGAGAGGTTCTGTATAAATCAAGATCATATGATGAAAATATGAACTACCGTTTGGGTATTAATGCTAAAACTTTATATCTTGTAGATCCAGCTATTGTTGAAGATGCTTTCAGAATTTCTGACAAACTTGCGGAAAGGCTGAGAGCTACTGAAGTAAATACTTATAAGATTCCGAAGAATACTAATGATATCCTCTTGAACCTCTATGGTAATAGCGAAGAGTACAAAGCTTTTCCGGACATTGGAGAGAAAATAAAGAATAAAGTCCTGTGTGGAAGACGCAGGATTGATTATAATAATGCTCAATATATGCTGAAAAGTAAAAATCTCCGTAGAGAAATGTTTGGGGACACGCTTTATTATAGTGAAGGTACAGTAATTGATATTGATATTTATTCAAATATTCCGATTGAAGAAATTCCTAATGATAAAGTAAATCATCAGATTCTGAAATATCTTAAAATGATTACGAAATATTGGCATGAACTTAGAAAAGTACTTGGAAGGATTGTTGAGAATCCCGAAAATGAATATTCTGATCAAATCGGAATTACTTATGCAAGAGCTAAGGATGTTTTGAGTATTGGAAAGCATATTAAATGGGATGATGACGGTTCGATTTTCGATTCTATGATCATCTACATTACCGTAGTAAATAGTAAGAAAGCAGTTGTTGGTACAAAGCTCGTTGGACGCCACGGGAATAAAGGCGTCGTATCCGAAATTGTCCCTGAAAAATATATGCCTAGAAGCGAAGATGGTGAATATGCTGAGATTATTTTCAGCGCTCTTAGTGTTATCGGCCGACTTAATCCTTCACAGCTTTATGAACTTGAGCTTAACTGGATAGTCGATGAGATTCTTTCGGGCGATGCATCGAATAAAGAAAAATTTGAGTCACTTCTGGATTTCCTGTCTATTTGCAACCCTGATCAGGAGAAACTTGTAAAAGATTTTTATGAGTCGCTTAGCAAAGATGAAAGGGATGAATTCCTTTCTCAAATTACTAAGGATTTCGTGACATTCCAACCACCCAGCATGTCCATAACGTTCAAAAATTATTCCAAGCTTATAGATAAATTTGAGCCGAAGAAGAAACGGTTCACAATTATGGATAAATCAGGCGAAGTCTATACTATTCAAAGAAAGTTGATCATGTCTGATACTTATATTTACAGATTGAAACATGAACCTATTACTAAATTCTCAGTAAGATCTAAAGGAACTATCAATCCTAGAACGTTCTTGCCGATTAAATCCCATGCTTATAGTAGGGGCACGGCACTGTTTAACAACCAGGCTATCAGGATTGGTAATATGGAGATGGATATTCTCAATCTCTGTAACGATCCTGCGGCTATAAACTTCTTTACAAGATTGTATTGTACTTCAGTTACTGGAAGACGNGAATTCTCTCANCTTCTTGATACAAACCTGTTCCAAGAAGATATTCAGATCGATATGCCGAATCCAAANTCTCGCGTTGTAGATTTGTTCAATGCGACATTCTTGGTTTGTGGAATGGCGCTTGAATTTGAATACGACGATGAGACGGAAGTTAGAGATGATAGTCTTCTTAATGAGCTTAAAAACATGGACAAAAAATCCCTTAAAATATTCTTTGATGGGTGGGACAAACTGAAATGAGCAATCAAGTAAACGTTAAAAAACCTACTATTGGAGTCTTGGCTCTAAATGGTGCTATATTTAGAAAAATGGAGAAACTGTAACTCTCCAAGATTTCATAATGGACCTTAATTCTATGGGATATGAATTTAATGGCAAGATAATGCAGACACAAATTGATGGAGAACCTATTGTCATTGTTCCAATTCCAGAGTCGAATGAAGATGGAAATAAAGGTAATGTAACAGCAAACTCTCCAGAGGGTGATCAGCAACAATGCCAAGCTTCAGAAAATCAACAAAACGAATAGTTCAGGAATTGGACAGCGGAAATTATCTTTCCGCTGTCCTCAAACTTCATGATCCTGAGATTGTACTCACGTTACACGAATTAACATTTAAACCTGAAAAATCTTTAACTGAAGATGAAATTGAAGGCCTTGAAAATATCCTGAAAGCAAGTAAGGCTCTTTATGAGCTTAATCAATATATGAGCGGTATTCTTTACAAATTGATTCCAGATGAAATGTATGATAGACTTCTTGAAAAGTATAAAAAGTTGACTGATGGTAAAGAACCTTTTCAGTCTTTCATTCCAACAGGAATGAGAAGTACCGAACAGGATTTTCCTGAACTCTCTGGTACACTTGATAAAGCTTACACGGTATACGATGTTAACGATAAACCATCTGTAGAAAGATGGTTAAAAAAAATAATGAAAGAAACTGGAAAACATACATTGAAACTTATCATAGCTCCGAAATTTGATGGCACTTCAGTTACAATAACGTTTGAAAACAAAAATAATGTTCTTACTCCGGTTAAAGCTGTAACTAGAGGAGATTTTGAATCTAATAAAGGTGTAGATCTTTCAAATATTCTTGTGGGTAGAAAACCTCTTGGACTTGGAATGAGAGAGGGATTATTGGAAAAATGGGCAGATATTATAATTAGAGAAGATAAAAAATGGGTGGATAATTTATCTCTTCCTGATAAAGTAGGGATTCAGTTTGAAGCTCTTGTTACAGAGTATGGAAGAAATATATTAAGTAAAATTGTAAAATTTGATTATAAAACTAGAAGAGCGGCTATTGCATCTGCAATGAAAAGGATTTCCAATCCGAAGACACCTAAAGATGAATTGAAAAAAATTAATAAATGTGTTACTCTAATCCCTCTTTTGATGGATGATAAATCAATTGAAGCTTTCAGTAAATTAGATAAGAATACTTTTGAGAAAATGTTTATAGCTCTTGAGAATTATTGTGTTTACTATGATGATTCTGGAGAATTTGAATTTTGGTATGACTATCTTTATGATAATATAGATGGTTTGCTTAAAGCTATCGATTCTATAGTTAAAGATTATTCTTCTAATAGACATTCTATGTTATATAGCATAGACGGGCTGGTTATAACTGTTTTAGAATATGATGCGGTAAAACAACTTGGTAGATCAAATAATAAAAATAAATGGCAAATTGCTTATAAGTTTGATGCAATGGTTCAAAGAACTAAGATTACTGGTTTAGTTCCTTCTATGGGCAAACAGGGGTTCATTGGAGCCAATATTACATTTGAACCTATTGAGTTCAACGGAGTTCGTTACGATAAAGCTCCTGTAAATAATATATCAAGATTCAAAGAACTTGATCCTCATGTCGGGGATGAAGTTATTGTATCCTATAACGCAGATGTTATGGGGTATATCTATAAGGATGAAACTTGTGAGCCTGCAAAAAATGGCGAACCTCTCAAACTTCCAACTCATTGTATTAAATGTGGTTCTGAGCTTATTGTTACTAAAGATATGCTTAAATGTGTAAATGAAGAATGTCCTGGACATAAAGTCGGAAGACTTTTGGAAGCTATTCGTATATTGGACCTTGATTTCTTTGGAGAAGAAACTGCCAACGATTTGGTTGAAATAGCTGGAATTTCGAATGCTATTGAATTTTTGAAGATGACCCATGACGATCTTTCTAAAGTTCTTAAAGGATTAAACCTTGAAAAAGCTTGGGAAGAATTCCAGAACAAGATTAAAGCTCCTATAAGCTATGCAAAAGTTATAGATCTTCTCAGAATACCAGGTCTTAGAACAAAGACTGCTGAAAAGATTCTTGCGGAGATCCCTATAAAAGAATTGAAAGAATTGATGCTTTTTAAACAAAAAGATTCTTTGTATAAAAAACTCAGGGCTGTAAAAGGCATTGATAAGAAAGCTAAGGATTTTGCAAATGATTTAATCGAAGCATATAATGATTTTTCTGATTTGTGTAAACTACTCAACTGTGAAGAAGAAAAGAAAGATTATGATAAAGTAATTCTTGTCTCCGGATTTAGGAGTAATCCGGAGTTTGATAGTATATGTAGAAAGTTAAATTTTAAAGTTATTGAATCAGGAAGTAAATACGATTTACTTGTAGTAACTTCTGATAGACTTGATGGAAAGAAAGCAATAAAGGCCCGCAAAAACGGGATTCCGATAATGCTTCTTTCAGAGTTTATCAGAGAATATTCTTGATAAATAGAGCCGGAGAGAAATCTCTCTGGCTATTTTTTCAAAGGTTTATTCTCTTAAAATAGTTGATGACGAATTGGATTTTCTGTAAAATAATAAAAATATTATTTTAAAATAAATTAAACACCTGGTAAATATAATTGTTAATATCAGAACCGTTTCAGGTAATTTTTGGAAATGTATAAACAGTATATCGGGAATGAATTTGTGAGAGAGTCAGATTAAGCAAAAACAAAATGAAACCACCGGGTCTGGCCCGTAGATCTCTTTGAAAAACTAAAAACTTCAAATTATCCCAACGATGATAGGGGTAATCGGCGATATTCCTCGGATTTTTCTGCCTGGGTTGGTCTACTGTTTGAGGTCAACCGTCGCGGAAAGTGAAGAGGTCCTTGCTGAGGTTTTTAGAAAGGGAACTATAGGGCTAGTAGGTGGAAAATAATTTTGGGAAAAGTTAATGACTCAATCTCACAGTTCATATCCTCAATATAAAAAATGAGCCAGAGGGAGTCACATCCCTCTGGCTTGTTGTTTTTTTTGATTAATATGCAAATATATATTATTAATCAGATAATATAAATGGAAGGAGGATAACATGTCTCTCAATTCTGTTATAAATTTCGATAAAATTTCTAATGAAGCATCTAAACAATTGTTTTTGTGCGAAAATGATGGAGAACCTCCAAAAAAATACACTTATTGAAGCTAATGCTGAATATATTGAAGAAAATAAATGAAATAAATATTTCTTATCCACATTACTACATTATCTCGAAAAGGACAGATATGACAAAAAATCTAAAAGATGGATCAAAGTTAAAAATAAAGATGAAGATAAAATTATTATAGATAAAAAGAGCGCAGCTATGTTTGTTTCTATTCATGCTTTAACATTACTATGTATTCTTAACATTATTTCAAGGGAAAATGAAGACTCTCTGGAAGAAATTACTTTTGAGAGGAATGAAGAAACTTACTGTTTAAAGAAAGTAGATAATACGTGGTTACTCGGATTCACTTTGAGTAACTAATTATATATTATTATTGTGTATATGACACATTATTAGCATATGTAATGATGTGTCTTTACAATCAAACCAAAAAATCAGGAGGAGAAAGGTAAATGGCGAAAAAACTCATTGAAATCACGAACTCTGTGTCTTCGAAGGCGTTCCATTGCGAGCGCAACATCAACGGCGAAGCTACGAAGGCCGAAATTGACATGCCGATCCAGGCCATCATCGACACCGGCATCTCCAACGCAATTTCCCGCACCTTGTATCTGAAGATGAACCAGGAACCGGCTGAAGAGGTCCAGCTGGTTGTTGGTCCGTTCACCTACGGCGTCGTTGCGCGACGGTCGGGCGAATCCCTGTCGCTGAACCCGACGTTCACGCTGACGAACGAGAAGAAGCTTCTCAGCGAACTGGACAACTTCCAGGAGAAGCTGTACAACAATGTATCGCTCATCGAATCGATCGCAACCACTATCGACGACAAAGTCTTCCTGGACACCGTCATCCATTGCTGCAAGCTGGATGAATACGATGTTGCGGAAGGCGAATGGGTCGAGAAGAAGACGGATGCTGACCGTGGGGTTGAGCTCGACGAAATGTCGGCGCAGCTGTTCGTTGCGATTCACGTCGCGGCAATCCTTCACGTTCTGGCGAACAGCAAATCGCCGGAAGAAGTCGTGAAGTACGAAGTTCCCGGCGAGGGAACATACACGATTGAACTCAAGAAGGACAAGTGGGAAATCGGTTTTGTTCCTTCGAAGGAGTTCAAACAAACGATCAAGAACGACCGCCTCATCGAAGCTCTCGTCTGATCATGTTCGGAACGCCAGCCGAAACCGGATTATTTTCCGGTTTCGGCCAGTGGCGTTTAGTAAAATTTTTTATAAAATATATTCATCAGACACCATAGAAGGGAAGGAAGAGGAGTCTTGGCAATAAACTATCTTGGCCAAATGGTCGCAGAGATGTCAGACAAGATGGCTGCTGATGTCAATGAAGATTTGTTTGATAGAAGAAAAGGAAAACAAATTTGGGAATTCATTGCCGAAGACTTAAAATCAATCGAAATGCTTCCCGATATATTNGTAAGGGATATTGAATATATCCGCGATCCTTCAAAAATTGATGTTCGTCTCAATATGAGGAATATCAAGAATAAAAAGATTATNAAAAATCGTATTGAAAANCTTATTCCGGTGCAACAAGATGTTTTTGATGCAATAAAATTCACNGTGGATATTGTTGGAGGGAGCAAGGTCGAAAATATTATTCTCCTTCCAAAGTATATAGATAGGTATCATTTTCTGNTTTCCGGTAACAAAACTCTTGCAATGTTTCAGGTCGTTGACAATGCTACTTATAACCGCAAGGGAGAAGTAATACTCAAATCTAGAATACAACTTAGACTCAGTAAAGAAGATAAACGCAAAAGGTTCCACCTTATATGTGTNGAATCAGGAAAAGAATTCAAGATTAGCAATCTCATAGTAAATCTATTCAAGAAGAAATTCAACCCGCTATTCTATTTTGTAGCCAAAAAAGGCATTCTGGGTACTATTGATTTCTTTGGTTATACAAAATTCCTCAATGTAGTTACAGAAGTTAAAAATCCAGATCTTTTCTACTATTTCAAAATAAATTCGAATATCCTGCTTGAAGCTGAAAAGAATTTATTTGAAGAAGATCCGTTCATGAGAACGTTCGCAGGAATGTTCATTCAGGTTTTCAATACGAGAAATAAAATAGAAGATATCTATGATGATGAACTTTGGGTAAAACGTCTGGGTTCACTTTTTACTTCCGCTCCAAAGAATCAACTTAATAAAGGTTATGATGTTCTTAAATCGTTTAGGAATGTTCTTGATACCACAACACAGAACGCGTTAAGGATCGATTATAAAGATAAAGCAGATATTTACTGTGTTCTTCGTTGGATGATGAGAGAGTTTAATGAACTCAGAAATATGGATAACAACTCTCTCTTCAATAAAAGAATCAGGATTAACGAATATATTGCTGCACATTTTAGCAGATTTCTTAAGGATAAGGTTAATTATGCTCTTAATCTTAAGCCTTATGATAAAGAGAAACTTTCTAAGTTCTTCAAATTCGATGAATATATCTTGATAAAGACCCTGTTTAAAAGCAAGAAACCTTCGCCACTATTCAGATATAATATAGATATTAATGATCTTCAAGCACTGAATGGATTGAAATTTTCGTTTACAGGAATTCAGGGACTTCCTTCTGATAAGGTTAAAGATGAGCAAAGGGATATTTACCCCAGCCATCTTGGAAGATTTGAACTTAATGCAATTTCATCAAGTTCTCCCGGCATCTCCGGCATGTTGACTCCATTCTGCAAGATTTACGATGGAGGATATTTCGGAGAATCGCAGACTATTGAGAAACCTTATGTGAAGAAACTTCAAAAACGTATTAGACAAATTGAAGAAAATGAAGAACTCAATCAAAAGATCGAAGAGCATTATAACTCAATCCAGGAAGAACATGAGAGACGCAAATTTGATATTAAATATAGAGATCTCCGGAATGAGAGAGGATATATCAGGATCGTCAGACCTGTTTACAATCGAACAGGTGGATTTATCAGAGTAGAAAGAAGATTAGATCCTTCTAGTTATGTAAGAAATTCAAGAGGTTTTATTGTAATAAAGAAAACTTTCCGACTTATTAAACTTAAAGTAAGAATTAAATCAGAATATAGTGTTAGTTCATACAGACGAAATGAAGATGGGTTAATAAAAATCTATATTAATAAAAATGGACCGTTCAGAAGTTGCGGAACCTTTAAATGACCGATATTCAGTTCTAAAAGAATAACCAAAAGGAATCCGGATTTATCCGGATTCCTTTTTTTTTATTTAAGATGCTTTTAATAGAATGAAAGTATTCTTTTTTCCAACATATGACAATCTTTGACATTTAAAGCGTCAACTTTGTGTTCTTGTATATGATCCTCATTATTCATAACGATGATAAAATTTGATAGCCTTATTTGGATAGCCTTTGGTATTAAATCTGTCTATGAGCTCTTTCCGTTCTGATTCCCCATTTTCAAATATACCAAGTTTAAGATCAACATTACCAATCGGCATAGTGAGCTGATCGTAATGTTTCAGTTTATTATAAATGAAAATTTTTATATCACATTCGGCAAGATCCAAGAATTGTTCGACTACTGAATCAGGAATAGCCGAAAATGATGGATAAACAAGTTTAAATGTTATATAAACATCATATTCTCCGAATCCTTTTAATCTTACCTTATTAGGAGGAATGAATTTAAATGATCTATAGCTATAGTTTGATAATGATGCAATATTTGTAGCTGCTGAGTTGACAAGAACATCTTCTATAGTTAAGGCAAATGGTCTATAAGTATCCATAAATGAGTTTCCTTCTACACCTGATTTCGCACGAACATCCGCTATAGAAATTATTTTTAATTTATTTGCATCTATTTCTGGAATATTCAAATAGTATTCATTTTCCACATCAGATTTATTTTGACTAGGATTGTATAAAAATCTTCTATAATAGGGAAAGTATTGAGAGAAAATAGGTAGGGTATTTGTAAGAAGATTTCTATGAATCTCTGGATAGAGATAATCTAGTTTGTACTCAACCAAACCAAGTCTTTGATTAAGGAGAATATCCAATATTGTATTTATATTCATTCAATCATCTCCTAAGTTTTTATTTTTTTTTCTTAATTATTCTCTCTCAGACCGCGGATCATATGTCTATAGTTCTCTCTTATATATGATTCGATAGGAACAAATACTGTTATTGAGGTTCCGAGATACGAACCTTCAAGAATAACCTGCCCTTTTTCATTGAAAGTGCCGCAGGATTCTTCAAGTCCAAACAATTCTTTAGCAATTTTTACATTGTCAGACTTTTCGAGAATGAAGTTAGTAATTTGATGCTCGAGTTTCGTAGTATCTACCGGGTATGAGACAGAGCATTCTTGGAGGAAGTCATCAGTATACTCATTCTTAGAAGTAACGTCATCTCTGGTTCCATATGCTTCTTTATGAGAAGGTCTATTAACTTGGTCATAAGTGATAATAGTAAGAGGATGCAATGCAACATTATTTGAATCGGTAGCACCGAACGCACGGAGAGAGAAACCCCATGGGCGCCCTGCCATCAATTTATTATACATATCAAATCCATAACCATAAGGAGCAGTTGTTACATGGGCTTTAAGAAGATGTCCATCCTGCCAATATTTATCAATAAAGTGTGATACATAGGGATCAAGAATCTGAGATTGACGGACTGGATCTTTGCTATCCGGATGGCACCATTCACCAGCCCATTGTTTCTTACTAATATCATTCTGAATTTTGGGATTTTCGTTCAATCCACGCATAACGACCTTTGCAGGATAAGTACGTCCGTTCCAATTCAAACGTTCAAAGCTCTGAAGGACAGATTCAGCAGTTACCGTTTTAACTTTGGAGCCGGTCGCAGTTTCTATTACGTTCTCTCTAATGATATTAGTTCTTATATCACTAGGATTAACCGCTGCTTCTACAATGTAGAAAATGGGAAACTCTTTCTTAGTCGTAGTAGTAATCATATTATCATTTCCTTTCCTATTATAGTATTTCTATTAATGTAGTGTTTAAAAAATGGTGAATGCTGTAGTATTGTATATTTTGAAACATCAGAATAATTAAATATTTATAAGGGGCGATTCTTTCATGGATAGAAGCTTCTATAATAGTAAGCTTTTAAGCGAATATAAATCTAAAATGATTGAATCAACAGGAACAAATATTGATATGGCAATATTTGATGGACTTAGTTTTACTGAAAGCGATAACGATATAAAAACTGAGGCTCTTATAGAGTCATTTATTGAACTTATTGAAGAGAGTGGACTTGTACTGGATATAGAAGAAACGCAATTGAATGAAGGCGCAGCTCAAACTTTGAGAAAAATAAAAGATAAAGTATCTCAGGCAGTTGTAAAGGTTACCCTTGCAGAAAAACAACTTTACGAAAGAATAAATGAGAAATTCAATCGTTATATTAAATTGTACAGAGAAGGAAAGAGAAATGCTACTTACGATTCAATTGTAAAAAGATCTATCGACCTTTCTAGAATATTAAAAAGTCTGATACGTTCTATAGTAGTCGGTATTTTGGTTCCTGGAGGAGTTCAAATAAAACTTGTTAGCGCTATAATAGCTATTATTATCCAAACTGCTCTTGATAAAAGAACTGATAAGAAATACAAAAATCTTATATTTAATGATCTTAAATTTGAATTGAAAATAGTTCAGGAAAAAATTAAAGATGCAGAAGCAAGAGGAGATATTAAATCTAAATATAAACTTATGAGAATCGAGAACCAAATTGGTAGAGCAATGGATAGAATCAAATATAATATAAGGGATTAATAAGGAGGAAAAGATATGTCAATTAGAAATAAGCTTAAATCTATTTTGGAAGGAAATCTTCTTCTGGAAGCAGAAGAAGATAAGTATGATTTGGAAAATCAAGATGATAACTCTTCAGAAAATGATGACAATGCNGACCAACCTGATACTAGCGATCNAAATGATAATGAAAATCAAGAAAATGATGATAATAAAGGTGAAGAAAATAACCAGGATGATGAAAATGAAGAAGAATCCGGGGACCCTGATTATGGCTTAGATGATGATAACGACGAAGAACAAGAAACTAATGAAGGTGGTGATGAGCCTTCCACTAGTGATTCCGAGACAGCGGATAATCCTACGGATAATTCTGGTTCATCTCCTAATCAAGAAAAACCTGGAAGTTTGTTAAATATTGATGCAAAGTCTAGATCCATACTCACATTCAAAAATTTTGAAAGATATAGGAATCTTAGAGATGATACTGGCAGATTAATAAACGAACTATCTGAATTTGTTCCCACTTCTGATGAGGCAAGACAATATTTATTGATAGCAGTAGAAAAGGGCAATGATCTTTTTAAGAAACTTAATGATTATATACTATATAAGTATATTGATAATTCATATGAGGTAAACTATAATAACTATATGCAATTTATACTGGAAAAACGCTATTTGGATGAATTATACAGAAATATAATCCGCATGTCAACTCAGAAGGGATAAAAAATAATTTTTAAAGAATCAACATAAAATCGAGGTTTTTCAAAACCCCAACAAGAGATAAATATTTTACTCACTCTTTATTAAAGGAGGAAATCAAGATGTCACGTGAATATCTTGAACTGACGCTTGGTATGTCGACGGCACGGGATCAGAAAGTCGAAGAATTCTATCAACGACTGTTCGAGTCCTACGGCCCGAATGTTAGCGGCGAAATCGCAAGCATTTTCAAAAGCAGAGAGAGTGCACAGGCGTTCCTGGAGACGGTCAACGAGATCCTCGAAGACAAGAATCTCGAAGGACAAGGTCTGTCCAATGCTATTCTCCGAGAGGACGCTGCAGCTCGCGGCGTTGCTATGCAAAACGTCGTGAATGAGCTGCTCATGGAATCGACACAACAAGGCCTCGCTGCCCTGCGGCCGATCTCGCTGACTTCGTTCGGCTTCCAGATCCGGTCGTATGTCAAGGCTGCAATGCACCGGGCTGTCAAGACGGTGCAAGCTGAACGCCCGGCGTTCAAGATCACGGAGCGCAAGCAATACGTGATCGACATCCAGGGCAACAAGCACTACTTTGTTGACGCTTTCAACCGGAATTCCAACATCATCAACAACCTGCACCAAAAATTCAACTTCACCGTCAACGTTCCGACATCGGACTACGACATCTTCACCACGAACTCGATCGATCCTCGGAACAAGCTGGCGGTGGATATCGCTGTGAAGTCGTTCACGGCTGTCGAACCTGGTGAAGATCCAGAACCAGCTGCAGAAGAAACGCTCAAGATCATCGGTCGGAATCGTCAAATCGACATCGAAACTGGTCGCTTCAGTGTCGATGTCCAATTCGGTTCGGACAATGCGAAAGCAACGATCATGGGCGAAATCGATTTTGAATCGGCCAAGCTGGTGAGCATCAGCTCGACTTCTCCGCGCATCACAACGGTTACGTTCGCTGCGCGTCTGTCGTCCGAAACGCATCTCAAGGCGCTGGTTACCGGCTTCGAACACAAGCACACCAACGTCGTGATTCCGGACGGCGCACATATCGAAGTCAATCCGTCGGTTGAGTTCATCGACGACGTGAACCGCATGCTGGGTGTGAATGCTCTCGAAGAGTATACCAACCAGATGGGACAACTCGTCGAACAACTCGAAGACCGGAGCATCTACGAATACCTGAAGGATCTTGAATCGCAGGCCATCCTGACGAAGGACTTCAACGTTACGCCAGATGCCGGCTTCAGTCTGGGCCGCGAAGAATGGCTGCGTCGTGAGTTCCATCCGTTCATCGAGCGGATCTGCATCCGCCTGAAGGCTGAGCTGCAACTTGACGACTGTCACTTCCGCGTGGTCGGCAACCCGATCGATATTCGGGTCCCGAACGCATCCGGTGAGCAGTACATCTTCCGTCGCAATCAGGACATGACCGGGGCGTCGCAAGTCAACTACGACTTCGCGGTGATGAGCACCGGTATGACGATCTTCTACCTGTCCACGGATCGCGTGGCACCGGGCAAGATCTACATCAACCTGATTCCGAACAGCATCCAGAACAACATGATCACGATCAACCACTACCGGTATGCGAACTACGTTTCGAACAAGTACCGGAGCAGCGTGAACCCGGCATTGCCGGCCATCATGGTGTCGAGCCGCTATCAGACCAAGGAGTACTATCCGGTCATGGCGGTTGTCAACATGCAGAACAACTATTCTGACTACTACCAAGGCTTCTACCTGAATCAGCAGCAATAATTGTTCTGCCGCGAAACTCCCAGTGGTTAATTCCACTGGGAGTTTTATTTTTGTATTTAAATTTCAGAACTTAATATAAATTTGAATATTTCCAAGGGAGGAACTTCATGTGAATAAATATGTATTTCATATTCTCGCTGCTACCTTTGATGACTTAAAGAGGGATTATACGAATAATCTGGAATATCTTGAAAGAATCAAAACTATTCTTAATAATGAGGTTAAAAATCCTCCGTGCATAAATGTAATCATAAACGATTCAACTGTAGCTCAAACTTTCTATGGAATGATCGTATTCCCTAAAACTATTCTGTCTAATAATAAGGGAATAGAGATTAAAAGCTATGCAGTTGAGATACAAAAAAGCCTCCTTGATTTACTTAATGGGCAGCAATTGGCGGCACTTCTTATTCATGATATTTCACATAACGTATTGACATATACAGCAATCGAACGATTCAAAGCCGCTATTTATCAGGCTTGTAAAATGTCTCATATGAAAGTAATTGAAATTCTTTACAATCTTGACAATAAAGCAAGGGATCTTGCTATTCTTGATATTGCTAACCGTACTTATAAAGAACCTGTTCTCCCGGACGTGGAAATTTATGAAGCTGATCGTATACTTATCGATATGGAAATTTATGATTATTTCAATTCTGCTATTAAAAAGATTAAGGAACAAATCGAAGAGTTTGATCTTTCCAATCCAGATCATCAGAATATCGCAGATGTATATACAGCGACTGTAATGATTAAGATTGTAATGGAAAAAGCTAAAGGGATCATGCGCCAATATAATTGGCATAAGGGATATGTTGAGAAATTCTACGATACTAAAATATTTAAATTATTCCCCTCAATTGATATTGAAGTAAGAGAAGAATTGTTTGGTCAAAAAGTTAGTGAGATTGAATATTACAAACCATATGAGCTTTCAATGCTTAAAGAGTCTGCAATACTTCAAGAATCTACGCTCGATTTTATTTATAGGAAACAAGGCACTGATAACGGTTCCTTGATTATAGAAAGTGTAAAAGATTATCTGCTTACGGAGTCATTTAGTAAACGTCCGAGATTGACAGCTTTACAGAAAGAATATGATATTATTACGTTTAAAATGCAAAATATGTCTTCAAATTACGAAAGACTTAGCCTTCTTGACAGAATATATGATAACATTTATCTTATTGAAAAATATCTCAAAAAGAATCCGGGTGATACCGAGATTCAAGAATTTATGGATAAATTCCTTGAATTGCCGAAAATTCTTAAAGAGCTCAAACCTTCCAAAAAAAGATATGATATCTATGTAGAATATCCTGCAGGTTACGAAGGATAAAATTTCTCTATGTTCCGAAAAAAAATCCAAGGAGGACTCACTCTCCTTGGATTTTTTCATTTGAATCCGGATTCTTAATAATTGTAGTACCCTTTTTTATTTTCTTACGAAGGAGATTCAATGCAGATTTCAGGCAATTTTCATGTACATAGGCATTCAATTCTATATTATAAACAAGCTTTTCTTTCTGTTCAGGTTCATTGCAAAGCCAAAATTTTTTACTTCCGAAGTAATGCATTCTAGCTCTGGCCATGGATATAGTATCATCTCCTATAAAATATAAAAAATGGTCAATTCAATAATATATGATTCCCAAGGGATTTATTAACACCCCTTGGGAAACGTTGTTTTCCTCCTTAATATTTTTAAAAATATTATTGACCTGTTTCAATATATTTTTCCCTTATATTTTATATTAAAACTAATAATAAAATCATGATCTTGGATATTTTTAATTTAAAGGCGGTGAGAAAATGCTTAAACGCCCATATAATAAATATGAAGAAAAATTCCATATACATTGGGAAACGTCCAATACTTCATTCTTAAAAGTTGCCCTTCTTTTAAAGAAGGCTGGTATTGAAAATTACTATTTTATGCTAAAATTATATGACGAGGATCTGGTCAATATTGATCCATATGATCCGGATATAACTCCTGAACAAATGGGCAAAGTTTTAGTAGAGGTTTCTAGAAACTATTATTATTTCCTTCGTGAAGTTGCAAGGGTTCCTGAAGAAGGTGCTTCGACCGAAGTTGGTGGTGGCAGCCCGTTCCAGCTCCACCGTGGCAATCTGGCTCAGGCGTTCTGTTTTGAGCATAATATAAGCCACTATCTGGAACTCCCTCGCCAGTTCGGTAAAACCACTGGGGCAGTTCAAAGATATTTATGGCAATTCTCCTATGGTACGACTTCATCCACTACTATATTCATGCATATGGACAAGGCCGGTTCGGTAGGCAACTTAACCCGTCTTAAAGATAGCAGATCCCTATTGCCTGAATATATGCAAATGGTATTTACCCTTGATGAAAAGACAGGTCAGCTTAAGAAAGATACGGATAACGTTAATGAAATTAGGAATAAGAAACTTAAGAATACCATTATCACCAGAGCAGGTGCCAGAAACGTCCAATCCGCTGAACGGGTTGGCCGGGGTCTTTCAGTTCCTTCTATCTGGTTTGATGAGTTTAACTTTATACTTCTTAACGAAACTATTCATGCCGCTGCTATCCCGGCATTCTCTAAAGCATCTGAAAACGCTGCTAAGAACGGAAAACCGTTTGCTATATGTATAACCAGTACTCCTGGAGACCTTGGCACAGCACATGGTGCTTACGGATTTGATTTAAAAGAAAAAGCTGCCAGATTTACCGAATCGTTGTACGATATGGAACCAGACGAAATAAAGGTCTGGCTCCAAAAGAATTCAAGTAACGAAATGGTATATATCTCATTCTCTTACTTACAATTGGGTAAGAATAGAGAATGGTTTGAAGATCAATGCAGACGGATGAACCATAACTGGTTAAAGATCCGTCGTGAACTTCTTCTCCAATGGAACAAAGCATCTAATAACTCGCCGTTCTTACCTGAGGATATCGATGAGCTGGAAATCATGTCGATTCCGGCAATCGAAACGCTTAAGATTAATAAGTACTATGAGGTTCTCATATATAGAAAATATGATCCCTATAAACGCTACCTCATAGGTGTCGACGTTTCTAAGGGTATTGGTCGCGACTCAACTGCAGTAGCAATTGTTGATTCACAAACCCTTGAAATAGTAGGCCTGTTTATAAATAATACTATTAGATCTAAAGAGCTTAAGAGATTCTTATTAACTCTTGTACTTGATCACTTCCCGAACTCTGTACTGATTATAGAAAATAACAATATTGGCGATGCAATAATTGAAGATCTTAGACATACTGCATTAAAACATCATCTCTATTATGATTATGCTATAAGACTTGCTGAAGAAAAACGCAAAGATGGCATAATTCAAAAGAAGCAAAAGAATAGAATTATTTATGGTCATGAAGTAACTTCCGTCACCCGTCCAAGAATGATGGAGTTGTTACTTCAGTTTGTTTCTAAACACAAAGAGAAGATTAATGCAAAAGAACTTGTTGACCAAATTCGTCACCTCGAATATAAGAATGACAACAGGATTGAACACGCTTCAGGGCAACACGACGACGCAGTATTTGCATACCTTGCTTGTATCTACATCATGTTCTATGGAAAGAATCTTGCAAGGTTTGGTTTGTTTAATCCTTATAATTTTGATGGTTCTGAAATTCAAGAGAAAAATCATGGTGAAGATAAGATTGGTAAAATATTTAAGAGACTTCATGTTCAGAGAGCTATTAAAGATAATCCATTCCTGGCTGGTTTGTTTGAAGATTTATTAACTATTGAAGATGAAGATCGTGCAATTCAGCAAGAAATATTTGATATTGAAGCTAGTGATGATGGAACAAGCACATTATATCAATCTGATGGATTTTCAAGATCAAAAATTAAGAAGAATGCGTTTAGAGAACTTAATGCAAGAGCGTCTGGAAGAATGTTTAATGGTTTAGGTAGTTCTAAGAGTACGTTGTTCGGTGTTTCCGATAAATACTCAGGGAGTTCCTGGTGGTAGAAAAATTATATGGTCTAGGAGAATAACTCCTAGACCATATTTTTACATATAAAAATATTATCATTAAACCATAGTATTAGTATACACAGATGGAGGGGAGAATTATGGTAGACCTTGAGTTCGATGATGGTCCACAGAATAGTACCAACGTACGGACTATCATAGAATTCATAGACAACGAATTCTATACTGAAGCCATAAAAGAGCAAATTTTTGAAGGTATCGATTGCAATAATGTTGACTACATTGAACAATTCAGAATGAAGATCGAAGAAATTTCTGAAAAATATGATGAGGATGATTATCAATCCGTTATTCTTTTTGAGGAAGAATTATATAGAAATGTAATTTCGTGGATTCAAGATAAGTATAATATAGAAATTGAATATGATGATGACTCTTTAAAGGCTGTTGCTTATGATATGTATAAATTCTTCGTTGTTGAACTTAAAAATATAACTACGTCATTCTTACTTAATTATATAATCGAGAACTATAATTATATCATTTCCGGAATCCCGGAAGAAAATCTTAATAAGCAAGTAATAGAAAGGCTTGAACCAGATAAAGAACCTAACAAGTATATTGCTGTAAGTAATATTAATGAACTAATCAAACAGGTAAGTCTCCTTGATTTTGATTTTGAGACATTTATTAGGTATGCTTCAAAGTCAGGAGACATTGACTCTTTCTCAGAAAGAGATGAAGACGGCACTCCTTCTATCTCATGGAAATTCATTGATGAGGGAGAATTTGTCCAAAAAGTTCTTAGACAAATTGCTGATGGTGAGTATGACAGGACTATAATTTTGTCAATCACAGATAATCTTATCTCTTCTTTTGATATCAACATAACGCTGGACGAGGAGAATGAATAATGGTAAAAAGGAAAAATACCACCAAAAAAAAAGCAACTGCAGAAGCAACTGTCGAAACCAATCCTCCTGTTCCTTACAATGTAATGGCTTCAAACCAGGAGCCTACTCCTATTAAAGCTTTTACTGAAGAAGGGGATATTTTTGAAGGGAAATCCCGTGAAGATATTATCGAAGAACTCGGTAAAACCGGTGTGGATATGGAAGAGGCAACCGGCGTGGTTGTAGAAGATGGTGTAACAGGAGAAAAAATTCCTGGTTTTGCAAAAGATCTTCCTAAAATAAATTCGCTCCAAGAACTGGAGCCTGAGAATATTAAGAAATTTTTGTCAAATATGGTTAAGCAAAATCTTCAAGTTCTTATTCCTGAAGACCTCACTGATGAAGAAGCCGAAGAAATTATCAATTCCATTGAAAAGAAAATCATTAGTCTCGACAGGAAGGAAATCAAAAACCTCGATCCGGTTGAGATTAAGAATATTTATGGAAGTGAAGTATTTAATCAAATCAAGAAATTCAATCCCACTGATTATGTAAAACTTGCTAGGAAACTTCTTGTAGATTTTAAAGACGGAATTGTTGAGTATCAAGATATTATTGATGCAACTGAAGAAATCAATCGTCACATTAAATTCTTTCAAGATCTCGATGTCGATAATGTTCAGAAAGGGATTAGAGAGACAATTGAAAATGACTCAGAAAATTATCCTACTGAATTCCATAAATATAAGAAATATTTGGAGATGTATCTTGATTATCTTAATAGTAAAGAGGGTTATGAAAATAACCCCTTCATGGAGAAAGAAAAAGAAGTCACTGCACAGAAAATTAGAGCTGTTGAAGAAGCTCTTGATTTCAGACATATTTATAGTAAATGTGAAAATGGTAAGCAAAAGATTCTTAGGGATTTCAAGACTCCTCAAGTTCTAAATAAAGCAATCTTTGATTTCATTGGGAAACTCAGCAATGATAATTCCATTAATATAGCATTCCCAATTCCTGCAAACTTTAATGTTAAAGTAAATGCATCTGAAGCTCTTACAGCAGTATGGATTACGTTCCTTGAAATGTCTATCTTGAGAGGTAAATTCGAAAATATCAAAAATATTACCCCCTCTGAATATGTAGAAATGGTACAGATTATTAGAGGAGAAACGCCTAAGAAATCTGATAAAAAGAAGAAAGATGAAAATGTTAAAACTGAGGATGGTATCGATATTAAGAAATTTGTAGAGGAAAATAATATTACTATTGACGATGTAAGCTATTCCCGGAAAGCTGCAATTGCAGTTTCTTACATTATTGCGAGAACATTTAAACCAACTGTCATTAATAATAGCACTCATATGAAATACGTTCTTTCTTATACTATGAAACTTTTGACTCAAAGTTTTGTTCATGATGGATGCAATAAATTGCTTCTCGAATTGGTTAATGGAGTCAAGGAACGTTTAGAATAATTAACGCACTTAATATCATTATTGATTATATATTATTGAAATGAGCCGCAACCGGGAATCCTGGTTGCGGTTTCTAATTCTATAAGCTCACAAGAGGGGTGAACAACATTGTCTAACATTAAAAGTATGATTAGAAGATTCGTTGTAAATATTATTAACAGATTCACTAAAAAAGGATATACCGAGGAAGAATTGGAAGAATTCAGAAAATTGGTTGAGATTATGATACATAATGAAGCTCCTATAATATTAAGGGAACTCGGGATACATGAAGATGAGTGGAATTACAAACATAGGATTCGTCTATATTGGGAAGGACCGAGAAAAAATAGAACAGGATTTACAGGTATTCTCGACGATGGAGAATTTTCATTTGGAACTGTAAATGTCCATCTGTACGTGAGAAACATATTGAGAACCAATAAGTACAATAATTTCCCCAAATCTTTTATTCATACACTCGCACATGAACTGAAACACGTTCAGCAAATAAAGAACGGGTATGATGTAACCGGATATATAAGACCTGAAGATGATATCGAAGGATATAAAACACAGGATATAGAAATAGAGGCTGAGGAATTCGCACGAAATTACGTTCTTA